TCCGGGCGTGTAGTTGATGCAATCTTTCGCCGCCGGAGTAAACGTGGGTGAAGTCGTGCAGGTTTGCGCCGTGCCCGAACCCGACGCATCCGCGCAGGAGAGCGCCGTAGCAATGCCGTGGGCACTTGCGGCGCAGGTTTGGTAAGTCGGATCAGCGGAGCTTCCGTTAGAAATCAAGCATTGGCCGGAGGTTCCCGCCGCAGTCGCCGCGATCGCGCTCGATCCTTCTCCGATCAGCACGCCGTGTGCGGTGAACGACGATGCTCCCGTTCCACCCTGATACACGGATAAGATCGACGGCCCAGCGTAGAGCAAGGCCACGAGAAAAACCAGGCAAGCGAAGACGGCAACAGCTTTGACTTTTAGTGAGCGTTTGTTCATGGGATTAGTACCAGTAAGTCGCGCGGATGTTTGCTCCCGAGCGTGGCGCGGTCACAAGGGTGACTGTGACTCCGGAGAGCGTGTAGTCGGCTCCGCCACCGGTCAGCAGCTGGCCATCCACAAAGAATTCGAGCGTGCCGGTGAGCGGCGTATGCGCCAGGGTGTAAGTCGTACCCGATCCGGACGGTGGAACTTCGTCGGCCCTAGTGGACATCGAGCCCGTCGGCACCGGCGTGGTGGTGGGCCCGGTCCCGGATCCGCCCGAGCCTGAGACTCCGTTCGGCGTCCAGCTCCAGCCGACCAGCCCGGTCGGAGTAAAGGTGTAATCGGTGACTGCCGAAAGTGCCTGCTCCGCCTGGCCATAAACGTTGAAGGCAGTGAACTTGAAGTGCAGCGTCTGCCCGATCCAGGACTGCTGCATGTTCAGCTTGAAGATGAAGCCATCGTTCAGAAAAGAAAAGTTCGACCCGATGGGGTGATCGGCGGTCGGCGTTCCAAAGACGCCGCGGCGGATGGTCGGCGGCAGCGCGTACTTGTTCGCCGAAGAAAGCGTCGCGGTCGCATAGGCTACCAACTCGTAGGGAATGGTGAGTGTCTGCCCGCTCGCAAGTGCGACCGTGCCGCCCGGAGTGAGCAAACACAGGCTCTGGAATTCGTCTCGCTGTCCAGTGGTGAACGAAGTCAGCGCTCCGAGCGATTCGGTGAGGTCGACATTCAAGGTGTCGGTGGCGTCGGGATCCGCGTGGTTCGGGTAATCGGCCGAGTAAGTCACGCCCATGTTGTTCGAGCCGCCCGCGGTGCCGACTAAGTTGTAAGTCGAGCCGCCGTCAGTCGAGAGATACACGTGGCAGCCGCCATAGAACTGCGACGATCCTGAGAGGGCAAACCAGATTTGCGGCAAGGAAGAAATCGCAGGGATGGCCTCGAAGATGATCGGCGTGTTCACCGTCCCTGGATCCACGTTGGTTGCGACTGGCACGTTATTCGGCGCCTGGGGAGTGCCCGCAACCGACGGAATGATTGGCGCGCTGGCGCCGTAGATGAACGGATCGCCTTCGCAGTCCCAGGAGAAGTCCGGATTCTCGGTCAGCTTGGTGAAGCGGAAGGGAACCGGTGTGTTGCCTAGTCCCGGCTCCGACGCCAAAAGCAAATCCATCGGCGTCCACAGACAATGCGGCGCGGGCAGCTTGAACTTCAGCGCCTTCCGCTTGACCATCAAATTGCGCTTGAGCAGCGTCTGCCCGACGAGCGTCGCCGTGTTCGAGTCGGTGATGGCCGGGTAGCTCTTGGTCGCCCCTGGGACCGGACCCTGCACGGTGATGTCCATGGCGTCCGAGACGGTCACCGAGTTGCGGTTGTACATGTTCGAGCGGTCGCTGAATTCAATGGGCAGCGAGTTCCAGTTGTCCTGCGGGCGGGCGCGATGCGCTGTCAGCGGCGGCGCGTTCTTGTCCAGTATGAAGTCTTTGGTGGTGAGCGTCGCAAGCGGACCGGAAGCCGTGGGCGCTACGTAGCTCGCGCCGTTGCCGTAGTTTGACACTTCCGCGTAAGGAATAAACCACAGCTGCGCTCCGTCCCATACGGCCGCACAGTTCGCGATGTCGCAGAGGTCGTCGAGAAAGCGCGCGGGTGTGTCTTGCGCGTCGAGCACCTGCGAGATTTGAATACCGTTCGCCTGGCAGTAGTTGCGGACCGCGTTCAGTCCAAGGTTTGTCCCCCCGCCAGAAAAAAGATTCGGTTCGTCCTGCAGGATCCCTCCGAAGCGCGAGTAACTTCGCGCCGTGCCCGGGTTGAACGACGAAAGCCCTAGTCCGTGGTTCCAGGTGGCGCTTGCTCCCAGGCTGTCGTAACTGCCGGAGCAGATCAGGTCGATGATGATGTCGGCGGGGTTGGCATCTCCGTGCTGGCCGTAGCCGTAAAGCCCGTAAGCTTCGGGCTCGAAGTTCGGCAGCACGTTCGCCGACTGCATGTTCCAGTTCACCATCCCGAAGCCGGAGAATTCCGGGTAGGTGATGGGCGAGCCTTCGGTGCCGGAGCCGAGCTGCTTCTCGAATTGAATGTTGGTCGTTGTCAGCGCCGAGCCCGTCGAGTTTCCCGCCGCCTGGAAGTACACGATGATCGTGACTCCGGTTTGCGCGGTGGGGAAGGTGACGGTGACGGTGGTATTTGAAACTGTGGAATTGTAGGAGGCATAAGCGATTCCCGCGTTCGCCCAAGTGCCGTTATTAGGCGCAGGGAATGCATTGTTGTAGAGCGGAAGCAGCGTGGTCCCTGAAAGCGTGACCGAGCCCGGACCGCCGTAGTCGTTGTAGGTGACCGAGAACGACTTCTGCACGGCCACGCCGATGATCATCTCCAGCTGAAAGGTCGGAGTGACGGTGCAGGTGAAAGTGGTCGCGGGTCCGGCGAAGGTGAAAGTCTGCGAAAGCTGGAAAGGATCGGAGGGGACCGCGCCGCCGTTTGACTGACCCTGAAAGTAGTTCCGGTCGATGAAGAACTGGGCGATGCCCTGCATGGGGCCGTAGCCCATCATGTAGTCGGCGTTGACCGTGTAGAACTTGTTGCCCTTGTTCTTCTTTCCCGACTGGTTGTGGCTTTGGAAGTTATTGCAGTCGATCAATTGCGCGGAAACGCGCCGGCGGCCGTATACCGCGTGAATCGGCTGGCCGTACTGGGCGGCAGTGACACGAATGGCGGTGTAGACCTGAGAGGCCTGCCCCTGGCCGGTTTTGAAGATGTGCGACATGCTAGAGTGAGGGAGTTATGGAGAGCGATCTACCAGAGGTCCGTATCGATGGCGAAGGAAATGTCACTAAGGAAAGTCGCGTGAAGCTGGTGAACGGCCAGCTTTTCTTCTCGGCCACTGGGCGCAAAGAGTTCGTTAAAGTTGGAGACGTGAGCGAGACCGAAATCACAGAGGTGACACGCGAGAAGCTGTTCCCCACAGACTGAAGCGCTTCAACTCCCGTCCCACAATCCAGTCATCCACTTCGGCATTCGATACCAGCACCTTGCCTGCTTGTCCGTGAGCCGAGATCACCTTCGGCCACTCGACGACAATCGAGCCGTGCCAGTGGATGCGCGCGATTTTCGGAATGATCAGGTCACCGGGAAGCACCGGCGGTTTGATCTCGTGAAAATACTTCTGCACTTCTTCGAGATAAATCTCCCGGTCGTGGTGCAGGTTGTACTGCAGCGAGACGTCCGGCACCGGCATGTCGATGCCGAGCGCGTTTTTGAACACCGCCGAGATGAAGCGCGCGCAATCGACGCCCGCGCCCTTGACCGCTGCGCGTTCATGGAATGGGGTCCCGACCCAAGTGAGCGCTTCTCTGACGACGGCCGTGCGCTGCTCTTCTGGCGTCATGACGTCAGATTCCGATCTCCGGTACGGGAACACTAGGGAAGCCCGGCGCGCCGTAGCTGTTCGAAAGCGGCTTCTGCAGCAGGATTCCGACGTTTAGCGAAATGCTTCCTCCGGTCGCTCCGAATCCGGCGCCAATTTGCGGAATGGGAATGATGGTCGGCTCGTAGAGGTAAACGTAGAGCACGCCGCTGATGGTGACGTTGTCGCGGATCCTCAGAAACACTGGCGGAGGCTGGCCGTTCACCGGAGTCCAGGAGGAAACTCCGCCGGTGAGCAGGTAGGCATCTTGTAGGGCGTGGTCCGCGATGCCGCCGCCGGATGAAAATCGCAGCACGCTGGCCGTGCTGTTGATCGTGTCGAGTCCACTCACCGTGTAGGTGACGCCGCTCGGAACGTAAGGCGTGGTGCGGTTTCCCGGTTGAATAATTTGCGTGGGGACTTTTACTTCCTGGAAGAGATCGAGCAGGCTCGAAATCGTGAGCTTGGCGTGGTCCTGCGCGGTCTCGGCTTCGCGGATGAAGCCGCGATACATCAGCGTCGTACCTAGCAGCGTGCCGCCTTGCTTGGGGTCGCCGTTAAAAAACGCGCGGTAGATATTGGTGGAGCATTCGTCGAACATGCCGGCGGCGAGGCCTTGCTGCCAGGTAGGTTGCGTCTGATTCGAGCAATAGCCGCCGCCTGAGACCAGCACCAGCCATTGCCCGATGTTGTCGCCGTCGGTATCGAAGTTATCGTTGATCCCCATCAGTAGCTGGGTTGCTCCGATTGGAACGTCGATGTCGATACCGGTTCCAATCAAAAACGGAGGCTCGACCAGTTGCCCGGTCGAATCTGCGAATCCGCCGATCAGCGCACCAAACCACGGCTGCCCGGCGGCCGATTGCGCTGCGGTCACATTCGGGACGTAGGCGCCGGGAAATACACCCGACGAGTTTCCCGCAAAGCCCACTACACCGAAACCGCTATTCAGGCCGCCCGATCCGCTTCCCGAGGCCAGCCCTCCCACCCATTTGATCGAGATGCGTCTGCCGGCTTTGACCTGCACTGCGGCGGGAGAAATGCCCTGTCCGTGGCCGAGCGCGGAAATCGGATACTGGCTGTTTAGTCCACCCGAAACATAAACGTAGGGCGACATCAAGCCACTCACCACTACCGGAACCAGAGTGTCGCCGCAGAACCAGTCGATGTCGGCATTCTGCGCGGTGAAGCCGATGCCGTACTCGAACTTGTCGCGCGTCATCGGCTGCGGGAGAAAGATCGCGGGGATGGTGCTACCGTACATCTGCGCCGCCGAAGGCGCGCCCGGTCCGGTCTGCAGAAAGCCCGTCTGCACGGGAAAATCGCCGAAGGAAAAATAAAACGTGGCTGTCTGCGGCGACATCTGCGGCGCCCACCAGATCCATGTCGAAAGGCTTAACAGGTCGCACATGTAGAGCGTGCGGTTGGTGCGGAGAAACGACAGCACGGTCGAGGTCACGTCGTTGCCGTTGGTGTCGTAAACCTTCCTCACAGGCCCACCTGCTGAAACTTAAGCGCGCCCACCTTCCACAAATAAGGCATGAAGTTCTCGTATTCGAGCGAGTCTTCGCCAAATTCGCAATCGTAGTAGTAGGTGTAGTTGGCGATGATCGAATCGGTCGAGACCGGGATCGATCCGCCGGTCGAGTTCCACTGGATCACATAGCCGTCATAAGGCGCGACCGTCGATGGCGCGGCCAGCGTGTAATTCGAGGCTGCAGATCCGTTCACGAAGATCGAAGTCAGCGCTCCGCCGGCGAGGACCTGCACACTCTCATTCACCGGCTGCATGTAAGAGACGACGCTGGCCGTACCAGTGTCCGGCGTCGAAGAATAATTCGCGTGCGCGAAGGGTGCGGAGAAGGTGACCGATCCAGGCTTTATGCTCGTCACCTGGACGGTCTGATTGTTGAGAAAAGTCGCGGTGCCGATGCCGGCGAAGAGAATACCCATTCCCACGGCGAGGGTGGACAGGCTGCTCACGGTAACGGTGAGCACGTTGTTCAGGATCACGACGTTGGTGACGGCGAGGTTGAACGTCGTAAAGGGCAGCGGGTAGCCGCCGTAGGTGTGCACCACTTCGGAGTTGTTGTTCGCATCTGGCGCGGGAATCGCCTGGCCGGCAACGATCGCATCGGGCGGCTGGAAATAAAATTCGTTGCCCTGGCCTTTGGCCTGAAAGTAGAGCGAGCGCAGGACCTTGAAGTCGGAGTAGGGAACGTTTGATTGCTGCGTCGGCTGAATCGCTCCCGGCCAGCCGTCGTTCACATAGCCCCACTTCAGCTCCCACTGAAAGAGCGGATTGTTGTACTGCGGAAGCTTGACGACGCGGCGGTTGGCTTCCTGCCGGATGGTCTTCCATTGCTCGGTTTTCTTGAGCGACCAGGCCAGGCCTCGAACGGAGTTCGCCAGGATCGGGTCGAAGCTGATGATGGGGAGCGGCACGGGAGGCTAGGCGCGCGGCCCTTTCCAGTCGGGATCGTCCGCAATTAGGGTCGCGTCGTAAAGCGACAGCAGCACGCTCTGCAACACCAGCGAAGACACTTCCTGCGCGTAGGCGACCAGCTCGCCGTTCTGCCGCACCTCGGAGATGTGCACCGGATACGGCGTTTCGCTTTTGGTGAGCTTGCCCCGGGTGCGGTGGAAGATGTACTGCATGGCTAACGCTTCGAGAAGTGTCCCTGCTTATAGAGCTTCATGGCGGCCTTCGCTACATCGCTTCCGTGCCTGCGCAGAATTTCCGAGACCCCGGTGCGGTCGAGGGCGTTCGCGTTCACGTCGCCGGCGTGGAAGTGGAAGTCGCCTCCGGATTCATCCGAGGAACGAGACTCGCTGTGGATGTTGGAGATCTGTCCGGAGAATTCTCCGCGGGAAAGCGCTTGCGCGAAATCGGGAAGTTGAGGCACGGAGAAACCGGGTGTGGCGATGTGCGGAACGATGTCGCCCAGTCCGCGAATGGTGTCGGCGTGCTCTTCCGGCAAAACCATCTCTCTTGCGTGGGCCTGAAGAATCGGATCGACGCCGGCGGGGATGTCATAGCCGCCTTCCGCGGAGGCCTCGGGGATGAAGGCCAGAACCGAAGCTTCCGCTTCCGCTGCCATCGCCGCCGCAACCGGAGGAAATTCAGCGTAGGCGGCGTAGGCCTTGGCAGCGGCGACGGCAGCCTCGGACGTGACGGTCGAGACGTTGGTTGTAACCGTCTGCGTCAACTGCTGCGCGTCGGCTTGGGCGCCCGCGACGGTGTTGTGAAGATGGAACAGGCGCGTGGCCAGCTCCATAATCACGTGCTCGGCAATCCAGCGGTTCGCAAGCTGCAGGATTTCGTTGATGCCGGATTCGGCGAGGTCGCGGTAGATGTTCTGCACCGCCTGACCGAAAGACTTGGAGTGGAAGAGCGCCTGGTCCTCGTACTGAAGCATCTTCGAGGCGATCTTCTGCTCCTCCTGCTCTTTGTACTGGACCAGTTGCTGTTCGATCTTTTGGTCTTCCGCGGCACCCTGTTCGCGAAGCTGCTTGAGCTTCGCCTGCAGGTCCTGTTCGATGCCCGCGATTTTGTTCGCCGCTTCCTGCGCGTCCTGCACGAACTTCGCGGAGTTCGCCGGGTCCTCGAGGGCCGCGATCTCGGCGGCCTGCTCGACTTTCTGTAGGGCCTGAATCTTCGCGTCCGCTGCCGACTGCGCCAGCAGGATCGAGCCGTTGATGTAGCGCTGCTCGGCATCCTGCATTTGCTGATAGAGTGCCTGGACCTTGCCGATGTCCGGAAGCCCGAAACGTTTGTCGTCCTGGACCGCGCCGCGCAGCTGCGACTGCTGGATGCTGTTGATCTCGTTCAGCTCGCGCTGCTGGTCCGCGATCGCTCTGTCGGTAGACTGGGCTTCGGCGTCGGCCGCTTCCTTGATTCCCTTCAGGCGCAGCTCGAGCTCCTGGGTTGCGAGCCGCTGGACCTCCGCCACGCGCTCACGATCCGCCGCCGCGAGCTTCGCCAGCATCTTTTCGTACTCTTCGCCCTGATAGTTGTAGAAGAGGCCGACGACCGCGACTTCCGATTCAATGAGCGAAACCCGCTGGGCGCTGCCGGTCTTCGTGGCTCCAACCTGGACTTCGATCGAGCGGATGAGCTCGTTCAGCTCGGCCTGGTCGGAGGCGACTTGAGACTTGATCACGTCCTGCTGCTGTTTCAGTTTTTCGGCGGTGATCTCGGCGTCAAGCTGCTGCGTGGTGCGTAGCTTCTCGGTCTCCGCTTCGCGTACGAGCTCCTGCTCTTGCTGCAGCGTGATCTTGTGTTGCGACAGCGCGGTCTCGGCGATGTTCTCGGAGATGGCCGCGGTCTTCGACGCCTCGGCCTGGATGGCGGAGCGCACCGACTCTTGCGCCTGGATGATGGCTGAGAGTTTGCGGGTCTCGATCTGCTGGATTTGTGTGAGCTCTTGCGACTGGGAGATTTCGCCCAGCTGCAATTCCCTGCGCACTTCTTCTTCGGCCAGCGAAGCTTTCGCGTCCTGAATGGTTTTGACAGCGGCGAGGTTCTGTCGCGCTTCTTCCGTTTGGCGCCTGAACACGGAAACGTCCATGTCGGAGACCTTGGTGGACTCGGTCGCGGCGTTGGAGGTGTTTGTGTTTCGGAGGTTCTGCAGGGTGTTGTAGTACTCGGTCGCTGCGGTGAGCTGCGCCTGTAGATGGGAAAGCTCGAAGCCTTCTCCCGCGGCGAGGCCTCCGCCCGGTCCGGTCGGATGCGCGGCGGACTGTTCCAGCTGCTGAGTAAGAGCCGGGATCTGCTGCTCGAGTTCCTGGATCCTGGTCTTCGTCGTGGACATCTGCGTGTCCAGTTCCTTGAAGACGGATTCGGCCTGCGCTTGGGTGTGGACCTCCTTCAACTTCTGCGCGAACGCCTGCATGTCGTCGGGCAGGTCCTTCAGCTTCTTGTCGTCGACGCCGAGCGAGAGTGAGACAGGTTTTTCGCCCGAACTTGCAGCCAGCAACTCCTGCGCCTCGCGAATTTTGCCCTGCGACTTGAGAACCTCCGCCTGCGATTCGATCCACTTCCAGTTGGCGTCCGCCGCCTGCTTCGCGGTTTTCTCGGAGGCTTCGCCGAGCGCCGAGATTTCCGCTTTCAGGTTGACGATGTTCTCGTAGAGCGTGTAGACCCGCTCGCCGACGGTAACCAGAACTTCGCCTAGCGCGATCGCACCGATGACCGGGAAGGCGACTTGCAGAGCCGGGCCAAGGCCGAGCACCTGCGTCAAGAAGGTTCCGGCCGCGCGGGTCGAGCCCTGCAGATTCAATTCCAGCGTGCGAAGCGAAGCGGACGCGGCCTGGCGATCGGAAATTCCCGACCGCACTGCGTTTGCGCTGCTGTATTGCGCGGCGATGTTTTCATCCAGCGCCAGCGTAGAGCCTTGCGTCGCGATTACATCCTCTTCTTTCGCCGCAAAAGCTTCCTGCCAGGCTTCTGCCGACAGCATGGCGGCTTCGTTAGCCGCATTTGTGGAAGCTGCCAGCTGGGTCTCGGCTTGCGCGTGACGCTGCGCTTCCTGCGCGGCTAGCGCCTGCAGGCCTTGCGATTGCGCAAGCGCGGCTGATACTTGCGCCTGCTGCTGGCCCATGACTGCGAGTGCCTGGGCTTGAGTGAGGGCGATGGTGTTGGCCTTTTCCGCCGCAACCGTAAAGCCCTCCTGCGCAACAGTGAGGCGGTTAGCAGCTTCGGCCGCAGCATTTTCCGCAGTGGCGAGCGCGGTCATCGCATCGGCATCGGCGCCAGTTGCCGCGCCCTGCGCCTCGCTTCCCCCCGCGGCTGCGGTTTCCCCAGCAGGCACAGAGCCGAGCACCGGCAGAGACGCAACGGAAGAAAGCTCCTGCTGCTGCTCGATCAGCCCGGCGAGCTCCTCGCGAACTCCGGCAATTTGCGCCTTGGTTGCAGCGAGAGCGGCTTCCTGCTGGCCGAGAGATTCGAGCACCGCGTCGTCGCCATTGGCAGCTTCTTCGTAGAGAGCGCGGTAGTTGTCGCGCAGCGATTCCGCTTGCACGCGCGCGGCCGCGGTCAACTGCGCGAGGTCAGCGGAGGTCTCCTGAATCTTCGCCTGTAGCGTATCGCCGGCCTGCCCAGCCTTAGCGAACCCCTGCGTCATATTGTCCGCGAACTGGTTGACCGCAGACGCACCTTTGGCGGGAAGCTGTTCGAGCTGTGTCGTATCGACAACCGTGGTTATCTGTAACGTGGAATCGTCTTCAGGCATGGCCTTGGACTAAAAACGGGAAACGTTCCTTGATGATGTTGGGGAGTTTCTCGACCGGCGGCGCATGCGGAGAAAAGACAACTCCGGTGCGCTCCCACTTCTGCTTCTCTTCTTCCGAGAGTGTCGGAAGTTCAACCAGCGCGCGAGAGGGTTTGTAGCCAAGATAAGCGGCTACGAGTGAATCGGCGGAGGGATGGAAGTAGCGGTACTCGGTGAGCGCGAGGGCCTGCCACAGCTCCATCCGGCCGACGAAGTCCCACTCCCAGCCGGTTTCTAGAAGCAAGCGGCAACGAAGAAAACTTACTGGTTCGTTGCCGCGGCGGCTTCCCCCGGCTTCGCGCCCGAGGTTTTCAGTCCGCTCAGTTGGATGATTTCGCCGTACAGCTGCTCGAGCTCGCCGAAGTCGAGCGTCGCTGAGACATCGGCGTCGGTCCACTTGCGCTCGCGTACGGCCATGGAATCGGAAGCGGCCGCGACAAACCATTTGCCATTTCCAGCGGCCGCATTTTCAAGCGATGCTGCAACGATCGGGACCATGTGCGCGCGGATGAACTCTTTGCCTTTCTTGGTCACCCCATCTCCGATGAACTGTTCGTACTGGTCGACGGTGAGTGATGCGATGGTGAACTTCTGCTCTCCAACTTCTATTTCTTTGGTCTTCATGTTTTCCTCCGAGTTGCTCCGAGAGTGTTAAGCGTGCGGGAAACAATAATCGGGAGCGGCACAATGGGCGTCCGCTCCCGTTGCGTAAACAAGGGAAGAGAGAACTTAGTTTCTAAGCTGCTCGGCTGTGACGCTGTAGCGCAGTCCGCCATCTTCTTCGACGATGACACGGTCCGTTCCGGCGAAGCCCACGATCGTCGCAGGAAAGCTTTCCTCGTCTTTTCTCGCTCCAACCTCGCGGCCGAGCAAGAATGCGCTGCCGGCTTTTCCGGAGACCGTGACTTTGTCGCCGACCGAGAAGGCGCCGACCTTCAGGGGTACTGCCTTTCCGTCTGCCATAACTCGATTCCTCCAATGTGAAATGTGTGAACTTCAAAAGGCGGCAGCGCTCGCGCGCCACCGCCCGCTGTCGGTCAGATCAGGATCACAGGCCGGTGCCGGCGCCGTCGATCAGGTCAAACCACGGCGATCCCGCGATGTTCGGGTTGGGGAAGGCCTCGAACTCCATCTTCACCATCGCGAAGTTGTCGCGCTTGATAGTGAGGTCGTTCTTCGCGAAACGGCAGGCGTAAAGATGGATGCCGTTGTTCACGGATTGGTTCAGGAGAGAGTTGTAGTTCTCCCACATGTAGACTTCGACGATCGGTCCGAAGCCCATCAGCTGATTGTGCACGGTCAGCAGCGTGCCCGCGGTTGAGGTCTTCACGTACGAGATCAGCACGGTTGCCGAAGCATCACCCGAGAAGAAGGTGTAAACGCCGGCAGCTACTGAATACTGCCCCTTCGCAGTCACGGAGGAGACTTTCACCAGCGGCTGGCCGTTGGTGTAGCGCACGCCCAGGTCTTTCGTCCACGTGGCGGAGCCCGAAACTGTGATGGTGAACGTGGTCATGCCTGGAACCGTGCCAGCTTCATTCGGCACCACGATCGGCGCGTTGGTGGTCATGGCTTCCGAGTAGTAGGCCTGGTTGAAAAGGTCGACATCGACGCGCGCCATTTCGATGTTGCCCTTCACGGTGAAATCTGCAGTTGCGACATCGTCCGGGCCTTTGTTGGCGCCCTTCAGTTCCACCAGCTTTTGATCTTGTGAAACGGACGCGCCCTGAAGGCCGAGGATGGCCATGGCGGAAGGGTTTACAGGCTGATTCCCTCCCACTGGGGCGACGAACATAGATCCTGCTCCAAAAAATTCAAACATGGTAACGCTCCTTTAAACGAGAGGGTTAAAGTTCCGACCGACCACTTACCTGCGCCCTCCGAGGTGCGCTGTTGAAGTTCTCCGAGCGACATTCGCGAAACGTTTTCTTCGGGCGTGAGCTGCCCTCGGAGTGGCAGGCCACGCCCTTGCGCCGAAGAGTCTGCGGCGCACTGCCCCGTGGCCGCGAGGCAAGCTTGGTTGTGGGTCTATTCTGTGTGCGGCTATGTCCCGGTGAGAAGCGACACCGGAACTACGATCACCGCTTGCTGGTCGGGATACACCGGATCGTCCATGACGATCTCGCCGTCGATCCAGCAGTTCGTAACTAGTCCGCCGAGCGTCTGGTTCTGCGCGGGATTCACGAACAGCTTGTCGAGCGCATCGAGCAGTGGATTCATGAACTGCGACGGGATGGTCGCTTCATCCGGCGCAATCTGCAAATAAATCCACCACTGCGCGCGCAGCTTCCAGCGGGTTGCCCCAAAAGCCTGCACCTGGTCCGCGCCTTCGCGCGCTTCGCGTTGAAAAAAAGCCGGCTGGTTGCCCGCTCCCGGATCGCTCCATGCGAGCAGCCGGCGGCTCTTCAGCTGCCACTGCTGCGCTCCATTCGGATCCGTCCAGGTGAGCCCGGAGCCAAGTGCGAACAAGGCCGCGTAAATCGTCTCGCGCGGATTGTTCATCTAGCGAAGCTCACTGCGCAGCCACCTCGTTCAGCGTGAGCTGCAGGCCTTCGACAATTTCGGGCGACATTTCATTCAGCGAGGTCGACATGAACGGCCGCGCTTTGAGCGCCGGATGGTGCACCATCTTCGCGAACACTTGTTTGCCGTCCATCATGAAAGCGAGCACCTTCTTGTCGACGGGCGCGATCGTGTAGTCGCTGGTCCCGCCTTTTTCCTGGATGCGCATGTAAAACGCCGGACCGCCCCCGGCCTGCACGGATCCGCGAATCTGACCTGGTTCTTGTTCCACCTGCAACGCCCGCACCGACGCCGCGCCTTTCCCTGTGCGCTGATTAAGGACTTGGCCGGACAGTTTCTCTCCAACGATCTTCGCCTGCAGCTGGAAGTTGAGCGCCTGCAGTTTCGACGCGAGCGCATGGACAGCGAGGTTCGCTTTGCGCTCGAAGCGCGCGATCAGCGTCGCATCTGATCCGGAAAAAGTGAGCGAGATCATGAGTTAGACAATCAGTGGCTAGAACTCGCAGGCTAGACGATCGCCCTGCGCTTGTACTTCTCGATCGTGGTCTTCACTTCCGGCGGCCACGCCCAGTCGCGGAAGTTCGTGGTCCCGCCTTCGGTCATCATCTTCGACTTCAGGTCCTCCTGCGGCTTGCGCTTGTAGATCAGCGCCACAATCCGTTTGCAGGCGACCTGCAGGTCGCCTGGTGCTCCGTTGTATCCGTAGGAGATAACGATCTGCACTCCGGAATCGGCAGCACTAAAGGTGTAGACGCCAGCGCTAGAAACGCTGTACTGGCCTTGCGCCGGCGGGGATGTCACCGGGACCAGCGCGATCCCGCTCTGGGCGTAGGTCACGCCCATGTCGAGCACGAAGCTCGCAGTATTGATGACGGTGATCTGAAACGGAGTCGCGGGAATTTTGTAAGGCTCAGCCGGCATCAAGCTGTAGCCGGCCAGGTAGCTGACGTTTACGTTCTGAATCCCCTTCTGGAAGAACGGGCCCCATCCCCCCAGAGTCGTCGTCGAAAAGCTTCCGGATCCGCTCGAGCCGCCGCGCAAAGAAATTGACTTGCGGTCCTGGTCGATCAAATAGCCGGCAACGCCGAACGCGGTCGAAGGCGCTTGCTGACGGCCGTTGATAGAGAGCGAGAGCACGGAAAGAATCGGGGAGTTCTTGACGTACTGGCGCTGCGATCCGGATCCGTCGTAGGTCTCATTGAATGGCAGGATGGAATTCAGAGTCGCGCGACCAGTGTAGGAGAGAACCGACAGGCTCACGTCGGTTACGAGGTTCTGGACTATAGGCTGCTCGGCGGCATTCGACGGCTGCAGTCCGAGCCAGGTCATGGCGTCGTTTAGCGTCACTAGGTCGCGAGGATCGGCCGGCGGTGTGGGCATGGTGATTTATTGCTGCACGTAGGTAATGACGCCCTGCGCGGAGGGCGAAGTTCCCGCAAGTGTGAGACAGAGGTTTTGGCCGCTGGTGCTCTTGAACGCCACGTGGCCTCCAAACCCGATCTCGATTACGCTGCCTGTGTTCGGGGCATACGTTCCGGTCAGGTTTGTCGGTGAGGTCCCGCAGCTCGCAGCCGAGGACCAGATTGAAGTCGGGGAAGTCCCGGCCAGCGTGTAACTAATGCCGCAAACGTAGACGGTTTTTCCGCTCGAGCTCGCGACGATCGCGGTTGCCGTTGTCGATGCAAGTGCGATCGCGGCATGGCATAACTGCGAAAAGAAACAAGGGAGCGAGGCCGGCAGCTCTTGCGGACTGCCAGCCCCGGACGGAGGGAGGGAACTCGGTTAAGTTCGCATCCTTCTGTCAAAAAGTGACAGCGGCCGGGACTCCTCCCCCGGAAAACCGGCCACTGTTATTCACCCGGCGAGCACACAAAGACCGGGCAAACTTGCGACTAGTTGACCTTGTTGGCGGCGCCCAGGATCAGGCCGCTCGCGAACGGGATGTAGTGTTCGAGGGTCTCGAAGCAATACACGCCCAGCTCGTGCTCGAGTTTCCGGTAAGGCCACTTGATCGAGAAGTGGTCCTCGAGCGAGACGATGCGCCGCACCGCGGGAATCGAATTCCCGGCAGCCGGATAGGGGTTGGTGGTGATATCGAACAGGACCGCGCCCTGTGGCAGCCACGGATGTGCGCACACATCGATGGTCTTCGGCGCTGCGCTGGACGAGTACTTCCAGCGGTACTGCGCGACCAGCGTGCCGCCGGTGAGCTTCCCGGCCTGCCCCGATTCGAACATGATGCGCTGCGCTCCCGGTCCGCCCGAGGCGGTCAGGATGGCTTTCGAAATCGACTGGATCAAGCTGCCGCCGGCGTAGATTTTGTCGACGCTCGCCTTGTAGTTGTTCCAGAGGAAGTCGGCCACGTCCTCGAACTCTTTGATCGATCCGTCGCCGTTCGAGGTGAAGCCCGCTCCGTTCAGGTCCTTGTAGTACGAAGGCTGAGAGGCGGAGGCGGTGTTGACGTTCCAGGTGCAGATGCCGTCGAAGTCCAGGTTGTTGAAGCTGTGGTCGGCGGTTAGGTTGCCGGCAGCTCCCGCAACCGTGGCGCTCTGCGCGTTCGCGGCCTGGTTGGTGTTGTTGTAAGTGGTGAGCTGTGCGGTTGCGGTCGAGGTCACCGCGCTGAAGAAGGCGTTCGCCGTGGTGGGCGCTGCGTTCTGCGAGATGAACCACGCGTAACCGAACGCGCCCTGGACCGGAGTCACCGAGACGTTCAGCACACTCGTGCCGCTGCCCGTGGTAGCTACCGAAGCGGAAACGGCCGAGATCACGGCGGTGCCGCCGTTGATCACGTCGGTCGAGCCGTCGGCGTTGGTGCGCAGGAAGGGCAGCTTCACGCCGGTGGAGGTTGCGAGCTGCACGCCCCACGCGGTGAGCGCTACGCAGAACACCACGTTCTGTGCCGAGTTCGGAATCGAGCCGCCGGTGGTTGCCGTGGTTGGAGTTCCCGGAGTCGGAGTGGTGCCCAGCGAGTAGCCGTTGTTCCCGCCGGATCCGGACGGCCCGGAGTTGCCATAGAGAATCATGCGCTCTTCGTCGTTCAGCAGCGCATTCAGCATGGAGAGCTGGGCAAGCGAGATGTTGTCCTCGAAGCCCAAGCCCGACTGCTGCGCCTGAAAGCTCACTTCGGTGTCTTTGCCGAGGAATTTGAAGGTCGAGGCGTAGTCGCGCTCGGTGATGTTCATGAAGGCGTTGCGGTTTCCTTCCGACAATGCCGGGTATCCACCAGCATCGATTCCGACCACAGCCTTCCAGTTCACGGCCGTGCCGCCGACGCGCATGCCATTGAACATCGGGTTAACACGTGGAGTCGAGGCGAGGATGGGATAGAACACCGGGTAGATGTTCTTCGCCTGCGGCTCCAGGTAGTAAAAGTTGAGGTTGGTTCCGGTCGAGATGCCGGACGTGGTGATGTCCTTGCGCAGACCTTTAATCAACGCCAGCGTTTCTTCGCTGAAGTTCATTTTCATTTCTCCTGAGTTCTGTTTTTTGTGTGCGCTCGGGACACTTCGAAATCGAACTGGGCGCTCCGGGGGTTTGGTAGCGGCCCTAAAAACTAATTTGCTGAGTGGTGACGCTGCGAGAGTGCCGTCGCGATGGTCGGAGGAAGATCGGCCGGCTTCGCAGTCTTCATGAAGGCCAGCTGCGCGGCGGTGTCGCCCGACATCACTTTCGTGACATCGACTGCGGCAGGCTGCGCGGCGTCAGGCGCCTTCGTGGTCGGGACTTCGTCTTCGGCTTTGCGCACCGGCATGACGCGCAGCACCGGGCCGCCGTTCAGCAGCGTGGTCGTGCGCTCACCGACGCCCGGGGCGGCAGCAGCTTTCTTGACGTCGGCGCCTTCTTTGTCCTTGCCTTTGCCGTCGTCTTCCTCGGCGCCCGTGAGGGCCTTGAGGATGGACTGCGCGCCCTGGTTGAACATCTTCTCTCCGAAGGCTTCGAGGTCGGCCTTGGTGAGCGGCTTGTCGTCGCCCGCAGCTGCTGGGGCAGCGGCCGGAGCGGGATCGGCTTTCTTGAAGACTTCGACGCCGTCGGCGGTTTTGCCGATCGAGACAAAACTGGGCTCGGCCGGCTTGTCTTTCTTCAGTTCCGCCACTGTCTTCTGCAGTTCGGCAACCACGGCCTTCAGGTTCGGCGTGCCTTCGGCGGTGATGTTGATCGATTCGGGCTTGTCGCCTTTTTCTCCGGTTTCGTCGGCGCCCAGGATTTTGGTGAGTTTGTCGACGTGCGCGCACATTGCATCCTTGTGGTCGCTCATCGCCTTCGAGACTTTGTCGCAGTGCTCGGAGATCGAATCCTTCATGGCCTTCGCATGCTCCGCCACCGATTTGCGTGCCGCCTTCGCCAGGTCGGCGTTTTTGTCTGACATATACAGCGGTCCTCCAATTTTCCCCGCCTGGTCGGCGGCTGTAGTTAACTCCGAACTTTCCTCTTCGGCCATGGCCAGGAAGCACTCGGCCAGGGCCTCAAGCTCTTGCTGTAAATCTTCGGGAAGGGTGGAATCGTCGCCTTCACGCTCGCGCTCGTATTCGGACGAGACCCGCAGGTAGGCGATGTCCTGCAGGATCGAGGCGAAGCGCGAGACCTCGTACATGCCCTTCTTCATGCCCTTCGACTCGGCGGTCTTTTCGATCAGCGAGTTCACTTCGCCGTCGACCCAGGCCTTCATGGCCTTGTCGGCTTCGTCCGAAACCTCGATCCCGTGCTTCTTTGCCGCGGCCACGATCTTCGCTTTCACCTTGGCCTTCTCGCCGTCGGGAATTCCTTTCGTCTGATTGAAGCGCGCGAGCGCGTTGCGCACGTGCGACTTCGATTTCGCATCAGTCGAGAACTTGATCGGGAGCTTCCAGGTGGACGTGTCTTCTTTGTCGCCCACGTAGGCGAAGCAGTCGGCGGTCAGGTCTTCCCCGGCCACGCGCTTGGTTTTTGAATCCTTGTTGAGTGCGGCTTCGAGCTGGGCGGTGAGTTTTTCCAGCCGCTCGGCGAGTTGAGTATCCATCGAATCTTCTCCTTCGGCAAAGTTCTGCAGCTCGGCCGAGCCGTCCGACTTCACCAGTTGAAATTTCGCGCCCTTCACCATCGAGAACTTCGCCTGCTTAAAGCAGGGATTGTCGACATAGCTGACCTCGGAGATCACCGGACCGTAACGCACGTGCACGTTCTTTTTGCAGGACGGGCAGTAGTGGCCCTTCGAGCCGTCCTCGTTGTCGGGGATGTCGGTTTCGCAGGTGTTGCACTTGCGGAAGGCGTAGGCGCCGCCCTGCGAATAGCCGCGCACGTAGCCGCCTTTGAGGAGCTTGCGGACTTGGGGATCTTCGGTCTGCGAACCGACACTGATAACTTTCTTGGTGTCGTCGAAGTCGAGCTTGATGGCTTTGCCCGCGATCTGCAGGGTGTGCTGTAGGCGGATATTCCCAAGCGACAAGTCCTGCCCAGCCGCCTCGGTTGATTCGGCGGCTTCGTTCGACCAGGACTTGTACGACTTCTTGGCGAAGGCGTAGTCACAGATCTCGCCCTCTTTGTCCGGCGCTTCGCCAGTGACGATCCCGTAGGCCTTAGTGACGCCGTCGGTGCCTTCTTCAACTTTCGAGAGCGGAATGAATTTGCGGAAGGTGTGCGGTGTCATAAGATGGCCTCAGAATGAAGAAGAAAAAGGGAAGCGCGGTCAGTCCCGAAGCGAAGTACGCGAAGCTCTGCCCTCAATGCAAACTCGGACGCGAGCCCGTGCGCCGGGAAATCTCGCCCGGTGTGTTTATGTGGCTGCATGATTCGGTGGCTACGTGCGGCGCTCACGCGGAGCGCGAAAACGAAAAAAGCCAAGCGGCAGTGGCCGCGCAAAAGTCTTAAAGGCTGGTGCAGGCGCTCCCTGCTTTGATCGTCACCGTGCCGGATCCGTTCGCTGCCGCCTGAAGCTGTACCGTGCCCGCATTCGCTCCATTGACTAAACCGAGGGTCACGGTGCCGACGTGATTGGTGGCCGTGTCGCCTAACGTGCCGAGCGAAGTCACGGCCGACGACAAAGCTGTCGCTGCACCGTTCGCCATCGCGGTCGCGCCAGTTCCCCCGTTCACTCCGACCAGCACGTTAGTCGGCGAAGCCGGTCCGGTGAACTGAAACTTGGGGCCGGCAGTGGTTGTAGATCCCTGGTAGATCAGCGTGCAGCTCAGCGTGTAGCTGGTGTTGGCCGCGACCGTTAGCGAAAAGCCGACATTCGAGAAGGTGGTGGTCGCGTTCGTGTAGTCGGAGGCGAGCACAGTCTTCTGTGCCACGCCGCTTGCGCTCCCGTGGTATCGGCCGGTGGTCGAGTTGTACACCTGCGCGAAGACACAGCCGGCCATAATGAAGCCGACGAGAAGCGCGTGCTTGAGTCTTGTCATCTTCTAGCTCCCCATGCACTGAATGGAAATTTCGTAGGTCTTCGCCGTGGTTGCCGTGCCGTTCCACTGGAAGGTGTAGGCGGTCGCCGATCGTGCGGTCACGGTCAAGTCCGCAATGATGTCATTGCCGCCGGTTTGGATCGCTGTGCACACCGGGACCTGCGTCCAGGTGCCGTCGTGAAAGGTCAGCGTATAGGTCGGATTCGCCGCGATCCCGGATCCGCCGGTCGTGATGGTCGTTACGTTCGCTTGAATCTTTGGAGGTTGCGACGGTGATCGCTGTAGTCGCCGTTGATCCCCAGCCCGCGCTCAGCGTGAAGTCCCCTGCCACCAGCGTGGTCGCCCCGTTCACGCTGATGCGAGTCACGCTTGGCGAGGGGGTGCACGCAGGAACGGCGCTGCTGCTGACGGAGGTCACGACTGCATTGGTGCAGCTTCCGCCAGGAGTAGAGCCATTCACTTTCGCTACCGTAGGGTTGGGATAGCTCCCCGAAAGGTCGCCTCCCGCCGTGCCGCCGGGGGCGCTCCCGTTGTAGTTGCGTGCGATGGTTGAGGTGTAATTCAGGGTGACCGAAACGCTTGTACCGCCGGTCCAGCTGGCCGAGACCAGGAAGTAGTCGTAGGCTTTTGCCGGCGCCGGGTTGCGGATCGCATTGGCAACCGTGGTGTAGGTGTCAAGCACGTCGCAGGTGGCGCCGTTCTTGCATCCCGAGATTACGATTGAGACGGTCGCGGGCGCGCCGGCAATAAGCTCTTCGACGCTCACCGTCATTCCGCCGACCGAGTTCGGAAAGCTGACCTGCGCACCGCTTGACGAGATCACTGCATTTCCGGTCGCGCGCTGGGCAAAGGTAAGAGCGCAGAGAAGCAGAGGGACGAGGGCAATACGGCCGAATCGAGAGAATGCTTGCATAACCGTGAGGTTTCCTTTCTAAAAGCGTTATCGCAAACGACTAGGCGATCTCCGCCGGAAGTTTCCTGCTGTCCCCGCACAACGAGCAGCGAATCCCGATCGCGTTCTCGTCGGCATGCCACGGATCGAAACAAGTCAACGGTTCCGGCTGCGGCTCCTGTTCCAGCGTTGCCGATTCTTTGGACGGCACAAGCGCCAAGCCCGCAGCTGGAGGTGCTGGAGCCGGCGGCGGTGCGTCGGTCAGCTGCAGCTTGTCCGCTCCAACTGGCTTCGCGCTGATTCGCACACATCCCATCCGGTCGAGCGACTTCGCGTTGACCATCATTTCCTGCGAGCGCAGACAGTCTTCGGGCGAGAGGTCTACGGAACCTTTGTGGTGATTGACGAGTACGGCGCACAGCATGTTCACGAGCTGCGAAATCTGCTGGCCCTGCTGGGTGCAGATGTTGCCGAGGCGAAGAATTTCGTGGTTGGCTTTCATCAAGTCGTTCTGAAAGCGGCCGCGCTGGGTTTTGTTGCTCATGGTTGTGGTCTCCGAGTTAGGGTTTGTGGATGGTTGCCACTCCATCCTTGATTTCGAGCTTGCCGTTCACCAGTAAGTAGCCGTTCGGTTTCGGGCCTTCGACTTGTGGCGCGAGCGTGCAATCGGCAAAGAGAAATACTTCGCGAGCCGTGGCCACCGTGCGTACTTCCTGCCCTTCAACCGTCTGAATGATCCACGCATGTTCGCGTTCGCCGCCACCGTAGTAAATCCGATAGGTCAAGCGTTGACCTTGCCCGGCCGCAGCACGCAGCGGCAGAAAGGATGCGCCGGCGGATACTGAGCGCCCGACGGAAACGCGTCGCCGAGGTCAACTTCCTGATCGGCATTGTCCGCGCATTCGTCACACGGCCCGAGGCTCGACACCTGCCAGATGACGGTCTCGACGATGCCGCTCTCTCGCCAGATCTCTACCGAGCCCAAGATCTGCGCGCGCTGCACTTCGGTCGCGGCAATCATCTCCGCCCGGGCTTCGGAGAAAATCGAGGACGCTTTGATCTCGTCGACCAGGTCCGCGATCGGAGCCTCGCGTTCAAAGGCGGCTTCGATCAGGTCGCGCAGGTCCTCGCGCGTGGTTTCAGATATCGCCCACTGTGCGTCGGGATTCGCCACCAGCTCGCCGTCGGCCGTGTACTTCATGCCGACCAGCTCCGCTGCGCGCTTCCTCGCGAAGTCGCGTGCGATCGTGTTCACTTCTGCGAACAGGTCCTCGTCCGAGACCTCGATGTAGGCAAGCCCCGAGAGTCCGCCTTCTTCGACCGCTTCCTCGATGTCGTCTTCAATCTCCTGGACTACCGGCTCCCAGTCGATTGCCTGAAAGGCGGAGGAAGCGAGGAGCTCGTAGTCGGGTGGCTCGTTGTCAGCTTTGCGAACAATTTTTGTCGCAGGTGTCGTCTGCTTCAGAACCGCGAGCGACGCGGCTTTCGCAGCGGTTGCGAAAAACTTTGTCAGCCGCGCTGTCAGCCGCTCCTCGATCGCAGCAAGCTTTGACGCGTGATCCTGCTTCGGGACCAGCTGCAGCGGAGTAGCGAGAGCTGCGCTCACTGCACGATCTCGCTCGCCATTTGCTTCGACATCTCACGGGCGATATTGGCCACGTTGCAGTCATGGCAGTAGGTTCGGGGATAGCTGCCGGCGTGCTTCTTGCACACCGAGAAGTGGGTGTGGCCGTTCGCTTTCTTCGCCGGCTTTGTTTTCTTGTCCGGCGTTGGTTCCGCGACCGGCGCCGGTGCGGCAGCTGCGGCCTCTTTCGCGTGCTTCGCTTTGGTCTCCGGGTCGGTGCCGAGTGTTTTCTGCCGATCGAGCTGGGCCTCGGCCTGCATCGGGATGAATCCGTTTTGCGGCGAGAAGACGCCGAGCATGTCTGCTTCTTTTTCCGGACGAGGATCTTCGCCGCGGCGCTCGCGTACTTCGTTGGTGGTGTAGATTTTGCCGGTCAGTAAGTTGTCGGCCTGCGCGGCTTTCAGGATGTCCTGCTCGATCGCCTGCTGGCGCACCACTTCGTAGTCGGTGAAGCCCATCTTGTGGATGATCAGGTTGAGCACAGACTCGATCGACTGCAAGAAAGGCTCCTGGCCTTCGTTCTCCGAAGTCTCCTGCGCTTGCTCGGCCGAGGCTCGGTTCATCATCTTCAGGAACGGTTGCGCGGAGACGCCGATGCAGTAGCAGGCGACCTTCGCCAGCCACTCGTCCATTTCGTCTTTCAAGAGCGGCTCTTTGGGGAAGATCACGTTCGGCTTGCCGTCGCCGTACCCGGGCAGGAAAGTCAGCCGGCGGCGCTTCGCCAGATCGCCCGCCATGACCGAATCAAACCAGCCCTGCACCTCTTTTACTTGGTCGGGCTGCACGCTCTCGGGCAGGAAGCACAGCGCTTCGGGAATATTCCCCGACGTGTAGTAGTCGAGCTGGAAGCTCTGCCGGCGAATCGCGATCGAGATCGTCAGAAGAATCTGCTCGACCGGAGAGAACCCGTAGCGCTGGTAGGTCTTCTCGTTGCGCATGAAGTAGATCAGGTCGTCGGTGGTGAAGTTACATGCCGGCGAGCCGTACACAACTTGCTGGTAGGCAACGTAGGGCGGCGGCGGCGTAATGCCCTGGTCTGTGAGCTGGCGGTTGATGGTGCCTCCCCAGAGCGGATGCACGCTGGCGATGCGGCCTTTTAAGTCGCGCTCAAGGTAAAGCGAAGTGGCATCAAGGACGATCATGTCTTCGAGCCACATGCGCAACCAGGTGGGGAACGGGTGAAGCCCGTCGGGATAGGCGAGGAAGTTGTTCAGTGCCTGGACGTTCGCGTCCGACAGGTTGCGCTCTTTCCAGTCTTTGTTGGTTCTGTCCTTCGCGGATTTCTTGGCGCGGACTTCGAACTTGCGCGCGCACAGCCGGTCGAGTTGGGTTTCGATGACAATGCGCAGCAAGTCCCAGGACTTCGAAAGCGCAACCAGCGTCTCCGGCGTGATGCCGCCCTGTTCGCCGCGCGGCTGCCAGATGAGATTAGCGCCCGGCTGGTAGCCGTACTGGCGCGGCCGATAGCCCGAGGGCGCGACGGGCGTGACCGGTTGGAGCGGGCCAAACCAATAGTCGCTCGATATGTCGCGGATGGTTCCGGTACCGCCTGTCGGCGCGATCGCGGAGATCGGCAGCGGCGAAGCTACGCCGGCGGGAAGGTGTAGCCGGCTCTTGCCGGGGTTGGCGCTAGAGAAGTCGCTGGCCACGGAGGGTTTTCTTTAAGTCAGTTTGGTTGCGGGATAGCAACCGCGAATGCGCGCGTGAAAATGCTTCCCGATCGAGGGCGCCGTGAGCAGCGCATTGTGTTCGTCTTCGGGAACATCGGCGAACGAATACGTACCGCCGTGGTGAAAGCGCACGGTCAGCTGGCGCGAGTCTTTTTCGTAGCCGACTTCGGCGATGGTCGAGCTGCCTTCGATCTTCTGCAGGTCGGGCATACTACTACAATTCGCGCTAAGACCCGGCTGGGCGCCACGTTCCCGACGGCGACGCCGCTGACATTTGTCTGATTTCGCTTTCGATGTGTTGCTGCTGCTCGGCCGTGATCCATCCGCGGTACTGAAAATAGTTGGCAGCTGCGCTCATGTCTTCATACTTCAACATGTGGGCTCCGCCGCTTATGGGCTCAGGTTTCGCTTCTGGTGTTTGTTGTGCCATGAGCTAACCCTACTACACAACTTGCCGGATCTTCGACGTGGTCTTCACTTCTTCGCTCGACTGCTCTTCGTCGGGCATCGGCATCGGCTTTACTTTCCACGCTTCGAGCTTCGCGACCGGCTTCTCGCCCCAGTGGGCTTTGCAGCGGGCGCATTCGTGCATTACCGACTGGTAGTCGTCAACCCACTGAATTTTGTGCTTCTGCCGGATCCCACAGGCTGGGCACTTCGCCGACTCGCTGACTTCGACAAGGTAATGAACTCTCAGGCGGACCAGGTTGAACTTGGCGCGATCATAGAGTGCAACCGTAACCGTGCAAAGTTTCTCCCATGCCTGGACGAAGCCGTGTATGACGCGGACCGCCACGCGCAGCGTGCGGTATTTAAACTTCAGCGTCAACAGTTCCCCGCGCCGCAGACGCACTTCCACTTGCCTTCGCCGTAGCGCGCAATGTGGGCGTTGCCGCAGTTCCCGCAGTTTCCGTGTCGGTTCAGTATGCGCACCTGGCTGGGATCCGGACGGCGTTCCGTCTCTTCGCCTGCAGCCGCGGCGGTTTGCTCTTCCTCGCGCCCGGCAGCCTGCTGCAGATCAGTCGCTTCGGTGGTTTCTTCCGCTTGTGTGGTTTCGGCCGCCGCTTCGACTTCAACCGCAGTCTTCTTCTTTGCCATGACTTCTCAGTCCTTTCCGGTTTTGCCGCAAGCGCCGCACTTCCACTGTCCCTCGCCGAAGCGCGAGAGGAAGGCGTTTCCGCAGTTCGGACACTTGTCGGTCTGCTGCACCGACGTCATCACCTTACCCAGACCTTTATTGGTCACGGTGCGGCCGAATTGCTCGTCCTTGTGGGCTTGCGGCTGCTTCTTCAGATCGTCGGCGGTCACGGGTTTCGCTTTCTCCGCCTCAATTCTCGCAGCATCCGCCGCCCATGCCTGTATCAAGCCGTGTACCGGGCGCTGCAGGTGGATCCCGGCCTGCGACATCATGTCGGCCATATCGTCGTGCGCGGCCGCGGGGAAGATGGTGATCTGCTGGATGAACGGTTCGCACCAGGCGGCATTACGGTCGACCGACCAGTCGCCGGCTTGCCACTCCGGGGCCACTGCGAACATGCGCGCGATCTTCCCGCCCTGGGGCTCGATTTCGACCACGCCCGGGATTTTCTTCTTCAGCCGCTTGATCACCGCCGGGCCGTTGGCCTTGTCTTCGACCAGCACCGCGGAGACGGATCGCCCGAGTGCGAGCTGCTCGCGTCGCATGCGCAGGATGGCGTTTTCCGTGCCGTCTACGTCGAGGTGGGCATTCACGACATTGAGCACGTAGCGCCGCGGGCCTTTTACGCCGACCGCGCCGATCGCGACGTAGTCCGAAGTCTTGAGGTCCTTGAACGAACAGTCGACCGACAACAAAACCATGTCCAAGCTCGCGGGAAGCTCGGGGTCTTTCTCGCCCGTAACGGGATCGATTCCGCCGTGGTAGCGCACTTCCGAGCGCTTAATCAGATTGCCTTCGATCGGTGCCGGGCGCTGCTGGTAGAGTCCGGCCCAGTCGAGCCGGCTGGCTTTAAGTTTCAGTACGGTCTTCGCAGGGAAGCGGTCCGCGTGAATCACCGAGTCGCGCTCGCGGAGATGCGTGCGGCCGGAAATGGGGAAGCTGTAAGTTTTCTGCTCTTCCGCCTCGAGCGGGATCGAGACTTGTTCCCAGCCGGTGTCGTGCTCGAGCTGGTAGCCGGAGGGATCGAGCTCGTGCACGCGCTGCATGATGATCACGATCGCGCCGGTTGCGGGATCGTTTAGGCGCGACTTGAGGGTCGAATCGATCCAGTCGTTAGCGGTTTTGCGGATCGCGTCCGACGTCCGGTCGTTGATCGAGATCGGGTCGTCGACGATGATCGTGTCCGCGCCTTTGCCGGTTGCGGTCCCGCCGACGGAGGTAGCAATCATTTGCCCGCGCCTGTCATTATCGAACTGACGCTTCTCGTTCTGGTCGAGCGAAAGCGAAAACTTATCTCCCCACAGTGCGCGGTACCAGGGCGAAGTGATCAGGTGCCGACGCGCAACCGAGTGCTCGGTTGAAAGCTCGGCCGAGTAAGACCCGAACATGAAGCAGTGCGCGGGATCGGTCGCCCAGGTCCAGTCCGGGAAGCAGATCGTGGCTTTGGTGGTCTTCCCGGTGCGCGGCGGGACGTTAATTATTAACCTCGTAACCTGCCGTTTGCGCACGGCGGTCAGCCACTCGCAGATGAGATCGTCCGACCAGTCCCAGGCCATCTTGCGGCCCGGATGAAGCGCCGGCCAGGCGGCCTTCACGAACGAGGCGAGGTCGGCCTCGAGGGTGACGAGCTCCTCGGCCGATACCGGTTTCGGTGGCGGCGCCGCGGCCTCGCGGGCTTTCAGCAGGCGTAGCGCATAGAGCTTCTCGTCTTCGGTGAGGAAGGGAAGGACGGAAGCGAGCTTCGCAACCGGAATGGGTTGAGCGGACATTTAGAGAGAGTTAGGCAGTAGACTTATTTTCATTCCTGCGTTCTTCCGCGGCGGCGAGCAGCTTCATCAGCGCCTCGTCAATTCCTTCGACCGTGACCGGGATCGCGCCGCCGTCGGGTCCGGAGACTTCCTGGACAGGTTTACCTTGCACTGTGTCTCTCACCACTACGACGGACGAGTCGGACTTGGCCGCGCGCTTGAGCAGGTTCTTCGCTATCCTGCGGACCTGCTGGGGCTCTTCCGCCATCGCCGCGAGGATTGCATCGGTGATGGGTTTTTTCGACGGCCGCCCGCCGGCGTTCCCCGACTGCCCCGGCTTCCACTGATACGGCTTGAGGTGATCGGTCTTAGGCGCGCGCTTGTCTTTGCGTTTGCCCTTTGCCTTACTTTGCTTCGCTTTCGGCTTCGGCTTTTTCTTTGCGGCCACGGCTCAGTCTCCAAAGAGACGCGCTCGCCGGCGGATTTTCTCGCGCACGAATTCGTTGTGCGCGCGCAGCAAGTAAACGCTCGACAGGATGGTCCAGAGCAGGTCGAAGCACAGGTCGCAGTAAACGCTGCCCTGGACCAGGTGCGTGGGGTATTTGCCGCTCAGTTCGGCGCGGCAGTTTTTACACGCCATCGCCATCGTTCACGCCGTCAAGCGGCAGCTCGAAGCATTCGCCGGGATCGTCGCGTTCGTCTTCAGCTGGCAGAGGACTGACAAGACCTCGACGGAGATGACCGCCTGGCTTCCACAACGTTCGCAGGCGCCGTGCACGTCGAGCGAGCCAACGTGAAGACAGTCGCGGCATTCGAAGTGCTCCATTAACGCGCAGCTCTCATGTGAGGTCGATCCTTGGACGCCGCGTAGCTCTGGCCGCAAACACTTCGTGAATACAAAGATCGCCGGGTAGGAACTTCTCGCGGCACGCGCAGGGGCAGTCGATCTCGGCGCACTTGTGGATTCCCGCAAGGCAGGAGTCGCAAAGCACCCGCCGGTCAACGTCGCGAGCGAGCGGACGCCGGACGAAGGGTATCAACATGGTACGCAACCGTAGAAGCTCTTCTTCATGGACGTGCACGAAGAAGTCGGGGTTGACGATCACCGGCTGCTCGGACAAAGCAGCCGAGATCGCGTCTCCGTGTTCAGCTAGAGGGTTCATCGAATGAGTGAGGCGAAGAGGTTCAGCGCAACGAGCATGACGGCGGCTGCGCTTGCCGCGTAGAGAACTTGGGTCATTTGCGGGCCCAGCATTGTTGTGCTTTCAGGTTCGCCCTGGCGATGTCCGCGCAGGCCTTCGAGCCTTCGTGCTTGGAGAACTGCACGACCGAGATCAGTTGATGGCACTTGGCGCATTCGCGCCGCTCGAATCGGTAACCGGTCCGCATCTCAGCGTAAGTCGGTCTTGGTGATGCAACGGAACGCGTGCGGCGTGGCAGACTGGCAGCTCGTGCACTTCAGCATCTTTTCCGAGGTTTCGAGAACGTCGGGCGGCACGTCCAGCCCGTACACGCGATCTTGGCCGCAGCCACAGGTCCATATTTGCTTGCGGGGCGCGGTGACGCTCGCAGCTCTGTCTTCTTCGACTTCATCGAACAAGTGTCCGAGGCGTTCTCGTACGTCTGCGAGGGTGGTGTTCACTGAATTGCCGATACTTGCGGTGCTCATTTGTTAGAACGGTACGTCTGCGTCCGTGATCGGATTCTCGGGCGTGATCGCGCTCGATTTCATCTGCGAATGAATCGCGGTCAACGGTTCACTTTCGATCAACGGTTGACTCTCGGTCTTTAGTGTTGGTGCGAACAGCTCCATCTCGGTCTTTAGTGTTGGTGCGAACAGCTCCAGCTGTACGCCCTGCAGCCGCCCGCTGCTTTTGTTGCAGCCTTTGGCTGCAGGTTTCGAACTCCTCGTGTGCCGGAAAGGGCGTTGCGGCAAATAAAATCTGGGATCGGCGCCGGCGCGTTCTAGCGCCCGCTTGATCAGGTTCCCAACCGACTCCAGTTCACCTCGGGGCTGGCATGTTCTCACGGCTAACCTCCAGCCGCTCGCAGCCTTTTCTGAAACTGACTTTCACCTTCTCGCATCGCAGTGGCTGGCTACGAGCGTCGCATCGCTGCATTAATAGTGGTGCGGTCAAACACTGCGCGTCAATCAGGGCATTTACGGAGAAGGCCGGATGAGAAGAGTGGGCGCAGGCAAGACTTGAAACCAGTCCAGAAAGAATAAGAATGATTCGAGCGAACCTCACTTTACTAACCAGTCGATCAGCGCTTTGGCTGCCGCTCCGAGAATCGGGCTCACCAACAGCGACATAATCCAGATTTGCCGTTTCGCCCACTTCAGCCTTCGCCTGGTCGCGATGAGCTCTGCAATGATCAGGTCCTTGTCACGCCGGCGCTGCTTGCGCAGCTCGTGAATGTCATCAAAGGCGTGAAGAACATCGGTAGGCAGTTTGCTGATGTCCCGGTCGAGATATTTCGCGCGCCACTCGTCCGGGATGCGCTGCTCCGGCACCGGCTGTTCATCGGAGACAATCAAGAGCGGGTCGCGCATCTCTCCGCCAGATCAAACAGCAATTCGCAGACTTCCAGGCGGTGGACCATGTCTTTCGTCCGGTCCTTCCACACGTAATCGTGCGCGCTCATCAAAACTTCGAATCCGTCGCGGCGCTCGTTGTGGGTAAGCCCTTCCCAGCCGAGCATCGCGATGCAGGTGAGCGCTTCCTGCGAAAGCTTGTAACCGCCCTCCGAGAGCTTGATGGCTGTGACCACATAAATGATGTCGAAGTGCCCATCGGAGTTCGGTCGCGACGGCAACGAAGGCTCACGCCGGCGATACCATCGCTGAATCCAGCGAGGAAGAAGGAGCATTCGGATGCGACGGATTGACGCCTCTAGGGTGCGTCGGCGGAAGGTAAGCGGTCGCCGTGAAGTCTATCTTCCTCGCTGAAACTTTGAGCACGCGGCTCACTAGCAGGTGCTTGCCATCTTCTAACTTGCGTCGCAGACGGAAGCGGCGGATGCACACTGAGCGGCAATCGCCGGCGTGCGGGATTTCGTAGTGGAACTTGTCCTCGGGACGCGTCGGGCGAGAGAACGGCAGAAGCGAGGACGTGTCCGAGATCGACTCCGACTTGCGCGCCACCAGCTTGAAGCCGAGCGCGCGGTTGGTGCGGATGTCGAAGCAGGCCTCGATTTCTTTTGCGGTCAGCATGCGCTCGACATCCCACTCTTCGATCCAGCGGATGAACGTGTACCCGTCCGCCTGAAACAGGCGGCGATTCGACGATGGTTTGGCCATATGAATGGAGTCGGTGAGTTTTGAGACGGAGGTTTCCTGAAGGTCGAGCGTCCTGTTTCGCACAGGCGTGCCTTCTGAGGAGCGCGGCTGCGTGCGCAGCATTTACGACCCTTTAATTTTCAGTTGCGAAAACCCACAACGCGCAGGTAGGTGATTCAGGCAGGTTTCGCAGGTACAACTCAAGGTCGCGACCCCAGAGTACCTGCGGTTGCCCTAGAAATACCACATTACGAACGTGCTATGCCATCTATTTCTGGTTTCGGAGGGGTTTCTTAGGAGTAACTACTTAGTACAATTCGGCTATCGGCGGAAGAGGGAGATAGAGTTCGCAGCATGACTGATATGTGGCTGTTCTCAGGCGTGGAGCGTGATGGCGAGAGAGTAAACCTGCGACTTCACTTCTTCTTCGCTACCATTCGCACGCGCTCTGCGATCCTCTTGACCGCATTCACCGCGCGGACGATCAGCTTGGCGTCGGCAACCGTGTGGCACTGGCAGACTGGGCGGTCGCCGTCGTACACGTTCACAAGCACATTGCGACCAGTTCGCCACTCAGGCATTGGACTTCTTCTTCTCTCGTTCCCAGCGCGCCTGGGCGGCTCGGCGGGCGGAGTCCTTGCGCTGTTGGGCGGTCTGATTCTTGACGCGGGCCTTCCCTCCACGCCTGCCTAGCGCAACAGCTGCGGGGTTTTTCGCCATCGCTCACATTTTTACCACACACTTTCTCCTGCCGATGCGAAGCGTTTCGTATCACGATGAAAACAGAGCAAATCGAGTTCTTGACATGCGAAGCGGTTCGCAGTAATGTACAGGCATGGTAACGAAGGACAAGACGATGGAGTCAAAACCGAGCGCGAGTGATGCGAATGTTCAGATCAAGATCGGGGTCTTCGCTGAGAAGGGTAGCGGCAAAGAATGGCTCTGTCGCCAGCTGGATTTGACCACGATCACGCCCGAGAATCCGATCACGGACGCAGACGTACCGTTCTAAATCGTAGCGGCCTTTAACGGGCCGACCGGATGTTCGAAGCATCCGATCAGCCCTAACCAGAAGCGACCTATACAGGAGGTCACCCGTGGCTACATCTACTGTACCGAAATCTCTCCCTTTTCTGGTTTTCCCGACGCTTTCCCCCGAGTACGTCTGGAAAGTCGTCGCCACCGAAACCGGACGCACCGTCTCCCGCCACCGGCTTTTAGAAATCGCCGTACGTAAAGCCGAACAGTTGAACGTGCGCGCCATCACCGCCGAGATGCCGATCCTGCCCGAGCCGGTGTACGCGCTCCGCGAAAGCTATCAGGAGAAAGACGAGCGCGGCTCGTGTCAGCTCTGGTACGAGTTTGGCTCCGACCGCGCCGACATGCAGCCCTGCGACGGCATCGGCTCGATCACTGATCCCGACAGCGGTTACACCTACTGCCTCGATTGCTGGAAGGTGAACCGTGGCTAGCCTACTCGCCGAAATCCACAACATCTTTTCGTTCCTCGAAGCCGTGTTCGATGTGCTGGCCTTCACCGGCATCGGCGCGGCTTCGCTCGTCTGCTTCGCGTATGAACTCACAACCAAAAGGAGAACTCTATGACGTTCCTACCAGCAACCAAAGGAGTCGGATTTGTCAAAGGCTCGATGTTCGGGCCGAAAGGCACGGGCAAAACTACATTGATGGCGATGCTCCTGATCTATCTCTCAAAGACGTATCACAACTCGGCGCCGGTCGCCTGGCTTGCGTCCGAGAAGGGCGTCGATTTCGTGATCGACATCTTCGAGGCCGAGCAAGTTCCACTGCTACTCAACCGCAGCCGTTCCTTCCTCGACCTACTTGCTGCCTCGCGGGATGCCTTGAAGGACGGCGCGTGCGCGGTCGGCGTCGATTCGGTGTCGCACTTCTGGCAGGACCTCTTTACCGAGGGCATGAAGGCGCGCGGACCGCGCCTGCAGCGCATCGGCCGAATCAAGGAAGAGTGGGCGCCCTTCGCGCAGGATTTCCAGGACTCCAACGTTCACTTCCTAGTCACCGGCCGGATGGGTTTCGTGTGGGACGAAATCGAGATGCCCGACGAGAAAGGCGAACTGGTCAAAGAACTGTCGAAGAGCGGCACCAAGATCAAGGCGGAGGGAGACTTCGGCCACGAGCCGGACCTGGAGATCGAGACCACGGCCGTGGATGACCCGGACTTCATTCGCTTCGAGAAGGTGCGCGGCCGGACGCGGAAAACCTTCAAGTCACAGATGCTGCACGTGGCCACGGTAAAAAAGTGCCGTGTCTGGTCGCTCAACGGGAAAGCTTTCTCCTGGAAGGACCAGCCCGCCTACAAGCCCGGCTACTACAAGACGGTCGCCGAATCCTTCCTCCCCTACTTCAATTCGATCAACATCGGCGGCGCGCACGCCGTAGCGCAAACTGAGCGGCCGTCGAGTTCGGTGCTTTTCCAAACCGGCGACGAGCGCAGCGCCCACGAGGAGCAGATCAAAAAGCAGATTGCGCTCGAAAAGTGGGAAGGCGCGATGTCGATCCTCGCCGGCGGGCAAACCAAGGACGCGATTCGCATGCGCCAGATCATCGGACAGGCGATCACCCACACGCGCTCGAAGACCGAATTTGAGCGCGAAGGCCTACCCGAGCTGCAGCGGCATCTCGACATTCTGCTGGCGCTCGAAGAGCGCATGAAGAAGGACCCGCCCAAGACCGACGAGGACCTGGTCGCCTGCATCGAGATGGCCACCGAGGACGTGGATCATCCCGGTAAAAACCTTTCACTGCTGGAGGCCATGCAGATGGGCAAGGCAAACTGCAAAGACGCGGCCACAGTCACGCCGTTCTAAGGAGCATCTGATGCCTACCCTCACTATTCAAGTCACCTCGAAAGACATCGGAGACGGGCAGCGCCGCAACACCTGGACCTGCCCGGTCTGCATCGCCCTATTTCGCACTACCGGCCTGAAGTGGGTGGTCGAAGAGACCACCTGCTACCCGCTGGTCAACCGCAACGCTTTCATCCCGCTGCCGCCCGAAGCGATCACGTTCATCTCCGAATTTGACGCGACGGGATTCGGGCAGCCGTTCGAGTTCCAACTGGATGTGCCGGCGGAAGAGGTCGCGTGAGCTTCCGCCGTCTCCGCTCGTTCCCGCTGTACGTCTACCGATGGTCGCGCTACCTCGGAATGCCTACCTTTGACGGGCGCAGAAAAGGACAGCTCTGCTACGTGCTGGCGAGGGGAACGATGAACAGCTGTCTGATTCAATTCGTCGAGGATGGCATGAAAGCTGTCATAAGTCGCAATGCTCTTCGCAGGTTAAAACGATGATTCGTAGAAGGCCCATCCCGCGCTCGGCCTACAACTGGAAGCCGGAACCGAAAGGCCCGTCGCTGCGCTATGAGCTAGTCCTTGACGGCGCCGTGCGCAAGTATCCCGACGGCCGTGAGGTGTGCCAGGATTCTCCGTCCGGATGGCGCGAGTACAAGCGGCGAGTCGAGCTGATGCTGCAGCTGCAGAACTACCGCTGCTGCCTCTGCGAGAAGCGGCTGGCACTCACTGACGTCACCTTCGAACACCAGCGTAGACGCGGGATGCACGCGGCATTTCGGGATGATCGGGTGTTCAACGAGCGCGGCGAAAAGATCAATGGAGTGGCGCACTGGACGTGCAATTCAGAGAAGGGATAGCTGCGAGTAATCGGGCGGTGGAATCGCTCCGGGGTTGCGCTTCTTCCATTCCGCATACGCCTTCTGGTGTGCTTTACAGAGATGCTTGTCCGGGCCAACTTCGAGCGCGCATTGCCGGCAGATCGGAGCATCGCAGGTGCCAGATTTCTTCGTCTTCACTTTCCAGTCACACAGCAGATCACTGACTCGGCCGCACGCGCAGAATTGTCGCTTCTCGCGTCCTTCGCAAACTACTCCGAGGAATTGTCCGTGTTTGTAGAGATAGTGGCAGGCCATCGGATCACGCTCCTAGCCTCGCCGCACCTGCGGCAGTTCCACTCCCATCGCTTTAAGCGTGTCCATATGCTCGATCACCCACTGGCAGACGATGCGGTCGAGTATCTCGGGATAGTTGTCGCCGAACAGCCCGATGTGCAGCATCCCTTCTAGAATTCTGCCAACTTGCAGACTGGTGGTCAGTGAGAAGTGCGCGGCGCCGTCCCATTCGTTCGGGTTCTTTGTGACTCGCTTCGCGCTCACGCAGCTGTTCCCTTGGGGTACTTCACCACATTGATCGACTGAACCTCATTCTTCATGCCGACCATCATGAATTCGCGTTGCTTCATGGCGGCAGCGTAGCTCGGGAAGCGCGTGATCTGGCCGTTGGTTTCGCGCAGATAGCTTTCGTCGCCGTTCTTCTGGACGACCTTGATCGCATAGGGGTGGCGATTCATGCGCTTTTCTCCATTCCCATCTCCGGCGGCTCTTCGCACAGGTAGCAACCGAGCCCGTACTTCCCCACGAAGAGCACCGCGATCGGTCGCAACGTCATGAAGTCTTCGCGCTTCTCGGCCGATAGCAGGGCTTCGGCGAAGTAGTGAAGGAACTTCGGCTCCAGTGTCCGCCGCTGGACCTCCAGGTAGATCCGCTTCAGCTCGTCATCGGAGAGGCGGGCGATCGCAAGCGAGGGTTGCATCAAGCGGCTGCTCCTTTCGCTTCATTCTTCGATTTTGACTTCTCGATCTCGGCGCGAATCAGGCCGAGGATCACCGTCCGGCAGGTGTCGCACTCCGAGCATTCGATGCATTGCTTGTGGCAAGGACCGCAGCGGCAGTTGCGGGTGTAGTGGAAGACGCGATCGGCGATCGAGGAGGCGAGGTCGGTCATGCGGCCTCCGTGACTGTGCGCGCGAGCTGCACCTGGCCGCGGCCGACAGATTCGACCAGGCAGCGGGCGCCCAGCCGCTGCAGGTAAGTGTCGCGGCTCGATCGCTTGTACCCTATCGCTTCGTCGATCGCATCTTTTTCGACCGGCCCGTCGTGCTGCAACAGAAATTCGAATACTCTGCGCTCTCCTTCGGGCAGGCGGCCGAGCCAGTATTCTTGCAGCTCGCGTCCCGTGGGCAGCGGTTCGTAATCCGAGCCAAGAGCATCCACGCCTGCTTGTGTAATCCTTACGCTGCCGCGCCCTTCGGACTCGACGTAACCTTTCGCCCCGAGACGCTGGATGTAGGTGTCACGGCTCGAACGTTTGTAGCCGGTTAACACGGTGAGTTGGTCCCGCTCGACGGTTCCGAACTGCGCGATCGCAATCAGCACCGCCCGTTCGCCGCGTTGCAGATCTCCGTTGGTTGAACCGTCGCCGCTCGGCTGCAGTCTCTCTCGATTGATGGGCTGGACTGGACGCGAAGAAGACCGCACCGTTACCGGCTCGTTCTTGGTCACATCCACAGCCACACTGACTTCTTCTTCGGAGAGGTGGCGCTGCAGTTTTGCCATCAGCCGGTTCATCTCGGTTTTCGTGCGCTCGAATTCCTTCTGCTGCGCTTCGAGCTTATTTCCCGCGAGCCGTGCGATCTCGGAGGCAGCCCGCTCCAGGGCGCCCTTGATTTCGTCAGGATTGACCGCAGAGCCATCGAAGCCGATGGCGTTGACCTTGGCGATGATCTTCATGGCTTCTCCTAACAGCGCGCGGAATTCACGCAAGAGCCGGGCTTGCTGCGGATCCGGCTTGCCGGCCGTGGGAGTTGCAGTCTTTGGCTGCAGTTTCTCCGCCTGCTTCAGCTGCGCGCGCAGCTCGCGGATTTCCTTTTTGAATTCGGCTTCCGTGCGGGCTTTCTCTTCGGCCTGCTGCGGCAGGTCCGCGAGTTGTGGCAGTAGCCCTTTGACTTCCTCCGGCATCGGCGGCGGCTCCGCGTTCTTGGCGGCTTTGCCGGTTTCCGGGTGATGCGTTTGGACGTCGCCCACTTTCACCAGCTTGCGTTCCGTGGTGATCGCGCGACCAAAGGCGTAAAAGTCTCCGGGATTGAGTGAGCGCAGCGACGAACGGAAGTCGTGCTTCTCGTCTTTCGAGACGCTCATCAGGTCCGCAGCCCGATCGACGTCCACGTCTTCGATGGTCATGCCGACCAGGCGATTGAAGAATTCGGCACTCGCGTCTTTGTCGAGCTTCGCCAGGCGCTGCGTCGCCCATATCGGGCAGAAGCCGCGCTTCCGGCCGGTGGTACTCAGCGCGATCATTGCGTCCTTGCAGCCGCCGATCACTTCGCGGTCCTGCATACTTGCGGCCTTGGGAGTTTCCTGCGGACAGAACTTGTGGGCTTCGTCGACGATCACGATTAGCGGATGCCACAGCGTGCGCGGCGCGTCGAGCAGCGCATTCAGGAAGGCCCGCACCCACTGCCGGCGGTCCATGGGGCGAGAGCGGAAGGCTTCGTAGAGATCACACACCGCAGAAGCTTTCAGTTGTAGGAATTTTTCGGCCAGCATCGCCGCCGAACGAATATCCGCCGGCGTCTCGCCACCTTCGCCGACCAGCACGTAGCCGAACTTTTCGCGCAGCGTGAAGAATTCACCTTCGGGGTCGAGGATGATCGTCTGCACCTTGCCAAACAACTGCTCCGCCAGGCGCCGCAACAGCCACGACTTTCCGCCGCCCGAGTTCGCCTGGATCAGCAGCCGGCTGGGAATCAGTAGCTCGATGTCCAGCTTTAGGTGCTTGCCTTCGCTATCGCCGATTACGATCTTGCTCATGCCGTCCTTTCAAGAATGATGCGGACCGCTCGCGTCCGGTACGTCGCGTGTGTAATCCTGCCATGTTCGTAGTTATCGCGGTTTTTCACCGCTTCATCGAAAACCGGCGCGGTGGTTAGTTTGCTCTTCCAGGCTTCCGGGTGCGCCTGTGGCTCGATCTCCCACATGTACAACGGCCGCGGCGTCCACCATCCCTTACCTAATACAATCGTGTCGTCACTCATCAACAGTGAACTCCTAATCTCCGGCAGAGGCCGAGCGTGCCCACTCTGGCACCTTTTCCGGCCACTTCTTCTGTGATTCTTCGAGCTGTAATCCGCGCTCAACCGTGAGACCGGCCAGCCGGCATACCCACTCGAAAACTTTCCGCGGATCGTCAGTCCAGGCTGGCGCCGAATCCGGCGTGCCGATCTGTGATCCCTTCCGGTCGTAACGATCGTGAAACTCGTCGTACGCTTTTTTTAGCAGGCGCAGATCCCGTGCATCGAAGTCGGCCTGTGAGTAGCCGGATTGCTCCGCACGCACGCGCGTACTGCTGGGTTTAGGTTTGTGTTTTGGAAGTTGGGCTTTAGAATCTGAATCAAAATCAAAACCCAAATCAGATTGAGAGGGAGAAGTAAAGGCGCCCGCTCCCTCTGTGGATGCCTGTGAATTTGTGGATAACTCGTCATCCACAACGCGGCGGTTACGCAATCGTTTCAGTTGGCGTCGCATCGACTGGATCAGCGGCGGGAAATAGATCACTTCCTTTCCACCCACCTTTCGGACCTCGAAGCAGGCCAGCAGACGGGACTTGTGTGAATCAAAGAAGTCGCTCCGCTTCGCCCCCGCGATCGACCAAAGGTTCGACGTGATTGGCAAGTAACCCTGCATTTCCGTCTGATCGAAAAACGATGCTCGCAATAAATTCCAAAACCAGGCTTGCTGAAAATCAGTGAGTCCAGCCGGCGGCTGCAGGCTGCGGTCCCACGGTACCCATGTCAGTTGCGCTACACCATCCGCGGACGCTCTAGGCAAGCGGCAATCTCCTCGATGAGTTCCAGTGCCATGCGTTGCTGTTCGCTTTCCTGCCACTGCCGATGCTCACGCATGCGGCGTTCGATGAAGTCGGCGTCGAATTTCGCGGGGGGGGCATCGTCAGACATTAACGTCCCACCTCCAGCGACATTTGCGATGAATCTGTGGTCGCTTTGTCCGCGACCCAGTCACAAAAGGCGAGGATGCGTTCACAGCTCGCGCGGAAGCCGTCCCACTCGCCCAGGTAATTCGGGCCGGAGTACTTCACGCGGTTATGAAAAGAGATTTGTCCCTGGGGGAGATCGACGTAGAGCACCCAGGATTCCTGTTCACCGAATAAGACGTTAGGATCCTGTTTCCATCCCCAGCGGATCGCGAGCTTCGCGCCGTGCTCGGTGAGAACTGAGCACAGATTCTGCATCGACCAAGCCTTGCGGTCGTAAGCCATCGATTTGTACGAGCCGAGGCCGCGCACGCCGCCACGGTACAACTTCGCCCTGGCGGAACATTTCTGCGCACGGAAGAGGTTGACGGCGACGATGCCGATAGGCCCTAGCTGCTCCAGCTCTTTGTAGTACGCAGTGGTGGCCGCGCCGTCCGATCCCTGGTAGATGTCGATCGCGCGCGTCATGCCGCCGTCGCAAGCCTCCGGTTGAGATAGGCAACCGCATCACCGACCGTGACGATTTTCTCGGCGTCCTGGTCGGGGATTTCCAGTTCGAAAGCTTCCTCGAACGCCATGACCAGTTCGACGGTGTCCAGCGAGTCGGCGCCAAGGTCGTCCACGAACTTAGCCAAATCGGTTACTTTGGCTTCATCGACGCCGATCTGCTCGACCACAATCCTGCGTACCTCTTCGAGCGTCACTTCTCTTTTATTAGTCACTATCTCTTGCCTCCATGCGGTGCTGATCGATCACACAAGCTGCCGATCGCGTCACCTGAAAATCTGGCTGCCAGTCGGTTCCACAACTGCACAAATCCGCTAGCTCGACAGATCCGTCGAATTGCTGGTACACCGACCGCCGATGCCGGCCGACGACTGTGAAGTAGATCCCGCGCCGCGCAATGCGCTGGCGTCCGAGAATCGAGATAACTTCGGTCGAGCGCTGCCCCCCCCCCGAAAGCGGGAAGAGTAATCGCGTAAGCGGAAGTTCCGCTGCGCTTCATCCTTCTTTCTCCATTTCCGCCTTCACTTCTTCGAATCGCTTGCGTTCGCAGATAATCAATCCGCCGACGTAGTAGTCGCCCATGCCGATCTGTGCCACGATATTTCCTGGCCAGCCAATGGTGATCACGGTTCCGTGTTTGGTGGCGCGGGCACCGTCGATGTTGGCGAGCGGACCGAACTTCAGTGCTTGGTCGTTTCTCTCGACCATGCGGTCAAATACCTGGAAAGCAGTTGGCTTCTTCACCCCGCCCTCCCTTCAATCAACGCTTTTTGAAAAAATGGCTTGAGCGACAATCGCGCGAGACCCTGCCCGCGTCGCACGGTTCCTTTGGTTCGGTACGACTTTCTGCACTGCCGGCAGGTAGAAACCAGCTTTCCGTCCGACTTGCGGATCCGCGCGCGCACCACATCCGACGGAGTGAATAACGATGGATGTTTCACGGCCGGGCGCTTCTCGGATTCGCACTTCCAGCAGATAATGTGCATAGCTTCGAGTTACCACTGCTCACCCGGACGAGCCGGAATGTTCGACGGAGTCACCCCAGCGATTCCGTTTTCCTGCGCGCCCGGGTAAAGCAGTGGTTGCGTGTAGTCAGTTAGCTCTCCAACTTTCTGACAACGACCTCTCTGGCGGTTGGTCGCCACCCGGATAAATCCTCCGACGGTCGGGCCGGAGGAAAGTTTTTCAGGCTGCTGCCGCGCGTTCGGTCTTCGCGGTATCGTTTGCGGTTGCGGGCGTGAGTTCGGTTGCCGCCGCCTTTTCTTTCGGCGTCCAGCATTCAATCTGCACGTTCATGGTGGAACCTGGAATGCAGCGATTCGCTTGGGAGATCGCTTCCTGCTGCGACTCGCTTTCGACTTCGGTCACGTATTGCACCTTGACGCGATGCTTGGCCATAAAACCCCTCCTTTCTCTAAATTCGCCGCTGCGCTCAGGCAGCGGAAGCTACATAAACCTTCTTTGGCCACTGACGCACTCGCAGACATATCGGCCACTCTGACATGTCGCCGCCTTTGCTATCGGAGAAGGCTGATCGAATACTCGCTCCGTGTTCTCCATTCACGGGATTAGAACCAACCTGTTTCATGAAGAATGGGACATTGGAGTCGGAGCACTGCAGGCGAAGTCTGTTGGCCCAGTCGAGGTTGAACGGCCGCGCGCCTGGTCCGGATTCCCCGCCGCAGATCACCCAGTCAATTGCCGGGTACTCGTGGTCGTCGTCGCTAGGGTCGATCTGCGTTTCCAGCCAAAGCGAGAGATCGACTTCTTTGAGCATCGGCTCGACACTCAGAAAACGCACGGCGGCGGGAGTCTCTTGCAAAAGCGTGATGCGTTCGTTCGCGTACTTCTGGGATTCGACCGAGACGCCGAGCCAAACATTCGGAAGTGGAGTTATGCCGGCGTCGTATTTCGGAGCGCGGCTGAGAATGCCGTGCATTCGATCAGCACGCTTTGTCAGCAGCTGGAACGTGTGCTGCGGGCATTTGGCCATCATCCCGAAGACACGACCCACGAATCTCACGTCGATCGCCTCATGGAACAGGTCGAACATATCCCCGACAAAGATCGTGGCCGGCTTCTTTCGGAGCAGAGGCTGTTCGAGGATACGCTGATCGATGTAAAACTCGTGCTCCGCCAGGTGCGGCACTTCAAACGGCAATCCGGTGCCGAAGCGCCTGTTGATGGTCGAGGCGTAGCAGTTTTTGCAGCCCGGCGAGATGCGGGTGCAGAAGGTGCCGGTGCGCGGTCCCAACCGCTCGCGTTCGACAGAGTTATGTCGAAGCGTGGCGCGGATGGGATTCCAGGTCATGCCGGTTGTGCCGGGCACCTTCGTCCACTCGATGGAAGTGAGGTTCATCTACTGCATCCCCGTTCGCAGCATGTTTCTCATGCGCTGCGCCTTCGGAACCTTGTCGTCGGATTCGGGGAAGAAGTTCGCAGGTTCTCCTTCGCCGAGCAGCTCGTACGCGTCGAGTTCGACGCGGGCCGTATTGATGATCGCCGTCGCGACAGTCGTGATCGCCCGGGCGCGCTCAACATCCATGGGCTTCTCTTTGTCCTTCAGGGCTTCGAGCGTCTCGAACAGGTGGTTGCGCAGATCGCCGATCTTGTTCTTCACTGTTTCGTCCTCTCATGGTGATTGCCCGATTGATCGCGCCTTTGAGGTGAATCACCTCGCGGAGCGCGGGCGGAAGATTGTGCATGATGGTGCGCGCGACGTGGTCGCGACCGGAAACTAGTTCGAGGTTCGACAGCGAATTATTCAGGTGGTCGCCGTCTTTCCACCAGATGCGCGCTTCGCGCCAGTGCGGCAGCGGCCCATTCCAGTGCTCCCAGATGAGGCGATGCACGTACTCCCAGCCTGTGTACGGCGGCTTGTGCGGCTTCCCGGTCTTGAGCATTAGATAGCCATCGACGATCCGGAACGACCACAGCGGCAAAGTGTTTCGGGAGATTTGCCCCTTTTTGAATTGCGTCTCCTGCATGCGGCCACGTCCAATGGAATAGCCCGGACGACGCAAGCCCTTGTTCGCCGGAACGTGGCCTTTCGAAAAGCGGTGCGCGACGCCGGATTGAGTCAGCCGCTGCCGTTCCATGCGTTTCTTCTCGGCGATGTATTCCGCGCTCTTCTCGATGCCGAGCAGATTCACTCGCCCGTAGATCGCAACCACGGAGCGTTCCATAGCGTCTGCGACTTCGGGAGTAGGAAGCCATGGATAGATCGAACGCAGCAACTTGTCATCACGTCGCGTCCAGAACCTTCGGCTCACGCGACCTCCAGCAGTTCGAGCGCCTGCATCAGCGATTCCGCTTGGGGGCGGGCTTCGAGGTAAGCCTTCAGTACGCATGCGGGATTGGTGCACACGTCTTCGAGCAGCCATGCGCAGGGCTGAAACTCTCCAAGCGTCGGTATATTTCCGAAGGCCACGCCTTCCATGCCTTCGTAGCGATCACGCGCCAGAGGAATTAGGCACGGCGCGTTCTCCGTACAGCCACATAATTTACAGACGCCGATCATGCTTTCGCCTTTCTCGCTTCCCTCTGCTTCTCAATCTCCGCCTCGAGTCCGTCCTGGTCCACAAATCGCACGTGATAGGCGGCAAGGATCACGATCACCGCCGTCACTACGGCGAGAATCAGGAGAAGGGCGAGGATCAGCTTCATAGCGCCCTCGCCACTCCCCACACAATCAGCCACTCGGCAGCAAAGAACGCACCGACCAGGACCGCGTCCAGAAACATCCGCTTGATTTTCTCGATCCGCGATTCCTCGAAGACGAACTCGATGGCCGCGTAATTGGCTTCGGCGACGAGCTCGATCGAGCCCTCCGGTTTAAAATGTGGGCGCTGCTTCATGGCTTTATTCAGTGGCCTCCGCCTGGTTCGCCGCCAGGATTGGCGTCGTCCGGTGCGGGTAGTGGTGCTGGTTGCGGAGCCGGAGCCGGTGCCTGTGTCGGTTCCGGTGCCGTTGGTTGCGTGTTCGTGGTCGTGTCTGCCATTCACTTCTCCTTTCAGAATTTGGCGCTGCCGCCTTCGCAGGCGATATGACCGGCAATTGGCGCAAGCGTGTAATCGGGTTTGCAGTTCGCTGCAAGTACAGGCAGGCGGTCGGGCCCGCGTACCACGTCGAAGCCGTCGATCTCCGTGCAGGACCCGCGTCGCGCGGTCCGGATCCACTGCAGAATGTGTCCGGCTTCGAAGCGTGGCTTCTGGCAGAAATTCATTTCGACCGGCAACTGCGGAATACCGTTCACAACCTCCTGCATGACGCGACGGTGCCCGCACGTTCCGTCCGCTTCGCAGGGTTCGACGTTCTGGATCACGCGAAGATAGTCGTCGGGGTAGGAGTAGAGGCGCGTTGCCGGCCGGAAGTGCCAGAGCAAAGCGACGAGTAAAATAGTTATCGCAAACACTGCCGCGATCGCGCCTTGCGCGGAAAACCCGAAATCCCCGGACCGGATCCGGTGAACCAGCGACCAGATTCTTTCGGCCAGCTCTTCTTTGCGCTCCACTTCAGTTTCGGCTTCGTATTTGCCGAGCAGCACGCTCAGTCTTGCTTTCTTTGCTCGGTGCGCCATCGACTCCTCTGGTTCCGAGCGGACCAGGCCGGCGGTTTCGGTTCGAAGTGTTTGCGGGTCGGTCATAGTCTTTCCTTTAGTTCACCCACACGATCATCGGAACGATGCAGAAGTGCAGCGGACTCTTCCCCGCGTGACACCCCCTACAGCAGCCGACCAGCATGCGCATGCCGGGAATCAGACGAATTGTGCCTGGCGCCTGGCAGGTTGCGAATTGTTTCCAGGTCAGTTCCATAAATCACAGTTCCTTCTCGAAATCCTTTTCATCCCATACTTCGATGTAGTAGGTTTCGCGGCCAAGCTTTGCCACCAGGAACGGGTCGGGGTCACTCGAAATCGATTCGACCATGAGCTTCACTTCTGGGCAGGCTCGCTTAATATCGATGGCTTTGCGCAGCACGAATGGCGGCACGTTTTCGGCGTCCGCGATGTTTGTCTCTCCCCAGTAGTAACTTGCGTAGCTAGGCGGGTCCTGATCTTGAGCAGCCTTCTCTAGGTCGTGGCGTTTCTGCCGTTGATAACGGCACACAGAATCCCGTGAAAGGATTTCAATGTCCAACCCGTGCAGAACTTCACTGAGTGACGGCCGCGTGCGAATTACGCGATCGGCGAGATCGTTGTGCTTCAGGATGAGCTGCGCATCGCGAGCTAGCTGCTGAAGCTCTGGCGAGGCCTTGCGCTGACGATCAACCTTTATCCGTTCAAGCGTTACCGTTGTCATGCTTCTCCCTTCAAGCGAACTCCAGTTCCTGCTGCTCAGTGGTGGCCATCTCTTTCAGCATCTGCGCACGCAGGTTTGCAGTGGCCCGCTGCAATAAGTCGATCCGCTCGATGTAGTACTTGGGCCAGCCGTTGAACTCAGCCATGCGTTTCGCGTCGGCGTACTGGATGGCAGCACTCTCCAGCTCGTCGATCGCCAGGTCGAGATGTTGAAAGGTCGTCATCACGCGGTTTTCGTTTGCGCCCTCTTCCGCTCGAAACCGAGCCACTTCTTTTTCTTCGGTACCTGTTGCTGCACCAGGAGCAGCTCCGGGCCCTTGGCGAGCAGTCTGCGCATCAGCGCGTTCGTGCCGGGCACTTCGAGTTCGCCGGAAGGAGAGCGGGAGAGTTTCATAATTCGTCCAGCATCCTCCGCAGAACGACGAACACGAAGAAGCCGACGCCGATAATCCACCACCAGCTTTTCGGCGTGAGTCCCCAACCGTAAATATTGACGAGAATGCTGCACAGAACCATCAGCGCGATCACTGCCGACTGTGCAACGAACCGCGCCAACGTCATTTCTTTTTTTTCACTCACGCCGCAATCCTCGATTCGGTGATGGTGATCGTTGCCTTGATCTGGTGAATGCGCTTCTTCTTAACCTGGTTAAGCACATCGGCGAAGGCCCGCGCGATCGCAGCCTTGTTGTTCGTGGCGCGTCCGCGTCCCGTTTTGTAGATCGAGCTGCCGCGCAGCTCCGGGAACATTGCCTCGACGATCGCAAGCTTGGTCATGTCTGCTCCTGTAATCGTTCGAGGTATTCCGCTCCGGTCAGCCCGAACGTGGACGCTACCGCATTCAATGGCGTGAGCTTCTGCGACTCTCCGACCGACCCGTCTTTGCCGAGCAGGCGAAGTTCGGGATGCACGCGCAGGAAATACGGCTTCTGGCTTCCGTCCGGTTCGGGCGTCGAGTTCATCACCTTCACCATGACCAGCGCTTCATCGTTCGGAATTTCCGTGCGATAGAGTTCGCCAAACTCGTCTTCGGCGATGCGCTTCGCGCCCGAATCCAGCAGGTAGCGCGAGAGCCCGTAGCGCTCGATCATCACGCGCCGCACTTCGGCGTTCGATTCGTCGCCGATGTGCTTGAGCGTGATCCACTCCGGATTGGTGACGACGAACGCCGGCACCATCACGCCGTGCCAGTAGTAGAGGTTATCGACGTCCGACTCGAGCGCGGCGTAAGTCGCGTTGTGCAGCCGCCGGCCAGTGGCGATTGGTTCCATGTGCAGCTTCGGCTTTGCCGCCCAGTAGAGAACATCGGGTGTCCAGTGCAGCAGCCAGGCTCCGGAAAGGAACGCTTCAAAGATCGGACGCGACCAGGCCTGCACGTCGCTCTTCGCGATTTGAATCGCGCCGATGTAACACGTGGCGAAAGCCGACATGTCTGTATGCCACCACCACCAACTTCCGCGGTGAATACACCAGGAGGCAAAGCGGTGCAAAGCGCCGCTTTGCCGACCGCCATCCCGCGCATCCAGCGCAGCCCGCGCAGCCCGCGCAGCCAGCGCAGCCAGCGCATCCCGCGCATCCAGCGCAGCCCGCGCATCCAGCGCATCCCGCGCATCCCGCGCATCCCGCGCATCCCGCGCATCCAGCGCATCCAGCGCAGCCCGCGCATCCCGCGCATCCCGCGCATCCAGCGCATCCAGCGCAGCCCGCGCAGCCAGCGCATCCCGCGCATCCCGCGCATCCCGCGCATCCCGCGCAGCCCGCGCAGCCCGCGCATCCCGCGCATCCCGCGCATCCCGCGCATCCCGCGCATCCCGCGCAGCCCGCGCATCCCGCGCATCCCGCGCATCCAGCGCAGCCCGCGCATCCAGCGCAGCCCGCGCATCCCGCGCATCCAGCGCAGCCCGCGCAGCCAGCGCAGCCAGCGCATCCCGCGCATCCCGCGCAGCCCGCGCATCCCGCGCAGCCCGCGCATCCAGCGCAGCCAGCGCATCCAGCGCATCCAGCGCATCCAGCGCAGCCCGCGCATCCAGCGCAGCCCGCGCATCCAGCGCAGCCCGCGCATCCAGCGCAGCCAGCGCATCCAGCGCATCCCGCGCATCCCGCGCATCCCGCGCAGCCCGCGCATCCAGCGCAGCCCGCGCATCCAGCGCAGCCAGCGCAGCCGAAGGACTTCGCCCACTTCGCTGTGCGAAGTCCTTCAAAACCTCTCCCACGTACGAGAGCAAAGCCGGCTCGTTCGACAGATCCCAGCCCGGACGAAGCCTGACCACTTCACGTTTAATTCCGAGTGTGCCGAGATACTGTTTCAGCTGGTCCTCTACCCGGGCTTGGTCGAGCACGCCCGGGTAGTTGCAGGCCTCGGAAAAAACGCTGAGCAGCTCCTTCGTCGAGCGCGTTTCAGTCGGCGACATTCCTAATCTCCGCCGGCGTGTATTCGCGTTGGATTTCCACTTCGTAGTTGCCCTTGGGAAGGACGACGGGCGCGTGCTCTTCGTGAATGATGCGGACGCCCTCTTCTGCTACGCGCAGATAGAGACCGCCGTCGATCTCGAGCACTTCCGCGTGTTCGAGGGTTTCGACTTTATGTGCGTGGCCGGTAACTTCGCCGTAGGCGAGAATGCCGGTCAGTCTGGGTTGAGCCTTTTTCGTCGGCAGGCTCGCTATGCGCCGAATGAGTACGTCGCCTTGGCGGTAGATCGCGTTTCGCATGGATTGAACTCCATTGATGAGTTGGCTGGTAGCACGGCTTTTAAACGTCGAGAAAAAGCAGGTGGAGCAGAGTGGCTTGCGCACGCCGGTGCGCGAGTCGGTCAGGAATCCGCTGGTCATCGCGCGGCATTCCCGGCACTCGCGTTCGCGAACACGCGAGGAGAAGGTCCACTCGAATAAGGGAGTCGGCTTCACGATGTCCTCCGCGCTTTCGGCTTTCGCGTGCTGACGCGAATCCTCTTCGGGTTAAGGACGGAGCGGACGATCTCGTCCGCGTGTTTCAATCCGCGGAAGAAGCCACGCTCAAAATGTTTTCCGAGTCGGTGATGCCCGCGCATCTCCCAGTGTCGGACTCGCTCGTCGTGGATGATCTTGAGCAGTTGTCGCTGCAGCTGCACGGCGACCATTGCCACCATGCGGTTAACAAAGTGCTGCGTCGATTCGCGGCGGGCGGTCACTATTTTTTCTCCGCCTCTTCCACCAGTCCGGTGAGCGAACCGATCAGGTTGCCGTCATGTGGCGGGAGTTCGCCCACGCATTCGCGCAGGACGCTCTCTCGCGCGCTCATAAGCAGGCAGCGGGCGTCGATGTTGTCCCGCATCTCTTCACGCGTCCCAAAGACAGGGAAGGCCTCGCACAAGTGCTTATGCGCGTCGGTCAGAATTTGATAGGGATCCTGCGCGGAGTGCGGAAGCTGGACCGGGTGATCCGGAGGAAGGAAGTTGTGTAGTACGGTTGGCTGCCCCACTGAAGCCCCTTTTAAGCTTCAGCTTCCAGCGCGAGGTTGGTAGGCGCGGCAGGACTTGAACCTGCAACCCTCGGATTAGAAATCCGATGCTCTATCCACTTGAGCTACGCGCCCTCACGAACGGCCAACAGAGCAATTTTATCCTGCTCTCATAGT